ATGCTCACAGGAACAACAACGGTGACTGTCGGCAGCTACACCGTTACGGTAGGCGGCGGCGGCTCCGGAGGCCCCTCTGCCGCATGGGGGAGCAGCGGCAGCAACAGCAGCTTTGGCTCGTTCTCGACATCTACAGGCGGCGGCCGTGGCGGCACGTTTAACAACGGGCCATCGTCCGGCGGCTCTGGTGGCGGCTCCGGTGGCGCACCACTTGGAGGGGCTGGGACATCCGGGCAAGGCAACTCGGGCGGGGTTGGCGCACAAGCCGGCATCAACGCTATCGCCAACGGTGCCGGCGGCGGTGGCGGAGGAGCTGGCGGCGCAGGCCAGGCGGCTTTTTACTGGTACGACGACACAGTCAATTTCTTCTATAAGCCTGGGGTTGGTGGTAACGGAAGCTCAAGCTCAATTTCAGGCAGCGCAGTCACATACGCTGGTGGTGGAGGTGCTGGTTGCGCGTCCACAGCAAACCCATCCCACTACGACAACTTCAACTTCACGCAGGCCGGAGGCTCTGGTGGCGGTGGCGCGGGCGGCAATGCGCGAACCAACACTGCTGGAGCAGCTGGCACCGCCAATAGTGGCGGCGGAGGTGGGGGCGGCGCACAAACCATTGATGACATCACCCGCTCAGCAGGCGGCAATGGCGGCTCAGGAATTGTCGTTGTCCGATACCTGACATCCTCAGGCATCAACGCGACCGGTGGCACAAAGACAACTTCCGGCTCGTACACGGTGCATACCTTTACGGCCACCGGAACCCTACAGATTCTCGGGGGGTGACATGGCTCACTTTGCAAAGCTCAACGAAAACAACATCGTGGTCCAGGTGATCGTCGTATCGAACAGCGACACCCTCGATTCAGATGGAAACGAAAGCGAAGCGAAAGGAATTGCCTTTTGCCAGAGTCTTTTCGGGGAGGACACCCGCTGGGTTCAGACGAGCTACAACGGCAACTTCAGGGTGCGGTATGCGGCCATTGATGGTGAGTACGACGAGGGTCGTGACGCCTTCATCAATCCCTGCCCCTTTCCGTCCTGGAGCCTTGATCAGGTTGATCTTGAGTGGAAGCCACCCGTACCTGCCGGACCAGGACAATACATCTGGGACGAGCAGAGCCAAGCATGGTCGTAGGGACCGACCGAAGGCCTAAGTTGATAAAGATGAAAGAGCAGTAACCATGGATCAGGTTGATGTATCCCACCGGGAAATCTACGACAGGCTGATAGCTGTCGAACACAAGGTCGACAAGATCGACCGCGCAACCGAGGACGTCGTTGCGGCATTCAATGCGGCGCAAGGCGCGTTCACCGTGCTCGAGTGGCTAGGCAAGCTGGCAAAACCCATCCTGTGGGTTGGAGGTGTCATCACCGCCATCGGCATTATTTGGCAGAACTTCCGTGTGAAGTAAGGGGTAGAGGTATGGAACCCATCACGATGGCCTTAACAGCCATGGCTGCCGTCCAAAAGACGGTGTCCATGATCAAGGAGGCATCCAAGACTGCGGATGACGTGCGGAGCCTCGGGCCTCTGCTTGGCAGGTACTTCGAGCAAAAGCATGAGGTCACCAAGGCTTTGAATACCGCCAAGAAAAAAGGCGGCTCCAACATGGCTCAGGCCATTCAGATTGAGCTCGACCTCAAGGCTCAGCGCGACTTCGAGGAGCAAGTAAAAGGCCTGTTCTTCCCCAACAACATGGACGTCTGGAACGCGATCATGGTGCGCGTCGCCCAGATGAACCAGCAAGACAAGATTGACGCTCAGCTCGCTCGTGATCGGGCGTTGCGAGCCAAGCAGGACCAAGAAGAGTTCATCGAGATTCTGATCGTTGTCGGCGGCGTGCTCCTCATCTTTCTGATCGTCGGCTTCGGTATTTACTTGGTCCTGTCGGGGAAGATGCAATGAGGATGTCTGCCCTTTTGCTGCTTTTTTTGATTGCCGGTTGCGAGGACAAGTACCGGTATTTCTGCCAGAACCCCGACAACTTCGCCAAGGCCGAGTGTCAGAAGCCGAAGTGTCTTTTCACGCAGATGTGTCCCGAGTACTTAGTCGCGCCAATACTGGAGAAGCAAATCAATGCCATTCAACATACTCAACCCGCATCCGAAGCAGCACCTAACCGCTGACGACATTGAAGTCAGAATCTGGGGTTTTGTGGTCGTCACGGTGACCTTGATCCTCTGCTTCATCGTAGTTTCCATGCTGTACTCGGTGACGTTCGTCACCCAGCCGATCAAGTCGATGGCACCCATCGACCAGGCGTACACCAAGATGCTTAACGACATCGTCCTGCTGATCGTCGGCGGGATCGGTGGCGTCATGTCCAAGCGTGCAACGAGAGCTGCGGCAGAGTCGATCGCGCCCAAGCCTCCAGCTCCAGCGCCAGCGCCAGCAGCAGGGGGTGAGCCCCCAAAGCCGCCAGCCCATCCGGTAACTCCTGACTGGAACTGGATGGGCTACCAGAACCCTGAGCTCGACGAGTCTTGGGTACCGCCTCCTCCACCCACTACACCGGCCAACTACATCCCGCCGGAGGCTGAGGAGATTGCGCACGAGCGCGCTGCTGCCAGGAGTGAGGCATGAGCATCCAGCGAGTTGGCATCGCCGTCCTGATCACCCTGCTGGTGATCTTCGGCATTTACCGGTTCGGCTTCGATGAAGGCTGGACCGAGCGCGACATTGAGATGCAGGCCGAGATCGCCAAGAAGAATGAAGAGGCTCGGCAAACAGAGCAGCGCCTGAGCGAGCAGATCAACACCCACGCCACAAAACTTGAAGAGGTCAACCATGCTCTCGATCAAAAGTCTTCCGCCCTTGATCGCGCTATCCGTACTGGCCGGGTGCGCCTCCCCGCCCCCAGTTGCGTACAAGCCCCCGCAAGTCCCGCCCCTGCCGCCGTCAATCTCGAAACAGCCAGCCAATCTGACCGACAGGCTGACCCAAATCCTGATGCCGAGCGAGCAACCCTCCTCGCAATTGCCCAAATCGTCGCCGACGGCGACCGGGCAATCAACCAGCTCAACGCGTGCATCGACGCCTACAACGCAGTAAGGGATCAGCTCAATGGCAGTTACCGCTGAACAGCTACAGAAGCTCAAGATCAATCCAGAGCTCACCCAGGCCTTCAACCAAACCTTCGAGACCTGGGGCATCACCACGATGCGCCAGCAAGCCGCTTTCATTGGCCAGTGCGGACACGAGTCTGGAAACTTCAGGGTGCTCGAGGAGAACCTGAACTACGCTGCCGATCGCTTGATGAAGATCTGGCCTAAGCGCTTTCCTTCGATCGAGGTTGCGCAGCCGTACCACCGCAACCCTCGCAGGATCGCCAACAAGGTGTACGCCAACCGGATGGGGAACCGAGACGAGGCATCCGACGATGGCTGGCGGTTCCGTGGCTCAGGATGGGTTCAGCTCACCGGCCACGACAACTTCTATCACTTCAGCAAAGCGATGGGCGTGGACTTCGTGAAGAAGCCCGACCTGGCGCGCACGCCGGAGTATGCCGCTCAGAGTGCTGGCTGGTTCTGGGCGACCAAGGGTTGCAACCAGATCGCTGACTCAGGCGATTGGAAGGCCCTGACCAGGCGCATCAACGGCGGCGAGATCGGTCTGGCTGACCGGATCAAGCACACCCAGGAGGCGATGCAGGTTCTGTCAGCCTCCCACGGATAATTCCGAGCAAGCGAGGACACCATGAAAGCATCCAACGTCAAGCGTGAAGGCGGCAAGCTGGTCTACCGAGGCCACGAGTTCGACGGCTTCAACAAGCCCAAGAGCGCGCCTTCCGGGGCCAAGGAAAAGAAGATGGTCCTCGCCAAGAAGGGCGACGAGGTCAAGTTGGTCCGCTTCGGCCTGCGTGGCATGGAGGACTACACCCAGCATAAGGACGAGGGTCGCCGCAAGAACTACCTGGCTCGTTCGGGCGGCATCCGCAACAAGAGCGGAGAGCTGACGAAGAACGATCCGTTCAGCGCCAACTACTGGGCGCGGCGCGTACTTTGGTAATCACATGCCAACAGCAAGCATCAAGGCATTCGACGGGCTCAAGCCGGCTCTAGACCCGGTCCTGCTGGACCAGGGCGCGGCCCAGGTCGCCAGCAACGTCAAGCTCGTCTCTGGCGCAATCGTGCCTCTCAAGGGCGCCACCACCCTTAAGGCGCTTACAAAGACCGCTCCGCAGACGATCTACCGCTATGGCGACTCCTCCGTCGAGACGGAGCATTGGCTCGAGTTCCTGAGCCGCACAGATGTGATGCGCTCGCCGATCATCGACAACCAGTTTGGCATGCTCTACTGGGCCGACGGCACTCAGGTCAAGTACGCGCCAAACAGTCTGATCCTCTCGGGGTCTTCGTACCCAGGCGCCAGCTACAACCTCGGCGTACCGGCTCCGTCTGACAAGCCGACCGTCACGGGAACTGCGCCTGCGGCCGACGCCAAGTCTGTGACGCTGACCGTGGTCTACACCTACGTCACAGCGTACGGCGAGGAAGGCCCGCCATCTCCTGCCTCTGAGGTTGTCACACTGGACCCGCAGCAGAGCATTGTTGTGGGCAACATGGCCACCGGTCCAGGCGGCCCATACAACATCACGCTCAAGCGTATCTACGTTTCCTCCACGGTAGGCTCCGACGCTGAATTCCAGTTCTGGAAGGAAATCCCGGTAGCGAATTCAAGCTCGACCGGCTCTTACAGCCAGTCCGCACTTGGCGAAGCCATTCCATCGACCGATTGGGTGGCCCCTCCTGCGGCGCTGAAAGGGCTGCGGATGATGGCCAACGGCATTGCCATCGGCTTTCTTGAGAACACCGCTTACGCCTCCGAGCCGAATCTGCCTCACGCCTGGCCTCACCAATACCCCGCCGACTACAAGATCGTTGGAGCGGGAGCGTTTGGCCAATCGGCCGTGTTTCTGACAAACGGGTTTCCGTATGTCCTGTCTGGCGTAGACCCCGCAGCAATGAGCTTCGAGAAGCTCTCTTTGCCGCAGGCATGCGTGTCGATCGACTCGATTGTTGAGACCGGCAACGCCGTCTACTACGCCTCCCCTGATGGCTTGGTCGTGATCAGCTCAAGTGGCATTGATATCGCCACGAAAGACCTTCTCACGCCGGAGCAGTGGCGGGCCTACAACCCGTCGAGCATCAAGGCGGCGCTGCACGAGAACCGTTATGTCGGCCTCTATCAGAAGTCCGATGGCTCTCGCGGAGTCATGATCTTCGACTTCTCTGGTGCCGGTGCGAAGTTCACCACGTCTGACATCAATGGTGCAGCCGCAATCACTGCGATGCATTACGACGCCCGCAGCGACACCTTGTACCTGGCTCAGGGGACCAACATCGTCCGTTACGACAGCGGCAGCCCCCTGACCTACACCTGGCGCTCCAAAACCTTCAGGATGCCGTTCCCGATCAACATCGGCTTCGGACAGATCGTGGCTGACGTTTATCCAGTGACGATGAAGGTGTACGCGGATGGCCAGCTCAAGGCCACCAAGACCGTCACGGACAACAACCTGTTTCGCTTGCCCTCGGGGTTCAGGGCAATGGACTGGGAGATGGAGCTGGTGGGCAGCTCCAAGATCACCCAGGCCATGATCAGCACATCAACCATTGAGGCCAAGGGCACATAAGGAGCAACCATGCCGAAAAGCATTCGACGCGCAACCGTAACGCGCACCGTCACCTTCACCGCAACAATCGACGTTCCAGGCTACCCGGAGGAGACCGATGCCAACATCCTGACGCTGGCAGGCGGCGCCGCAGGTAACACCGGAACCCTGTCGATTGCCGAGCTTCTGGCTGGATCGATCGCGGCCAACGGCGCAATTTCTCGCGCCAACTGGTCGGTGACCGGAACCAGCACGAACGTGGAGACCTACATCTCCCGCCCAGCCAGCACAGCCCTTTCGCTGGGTACGAGGGTGGCCTCGACCAACCCGCCGGCCGGATACGCCGCCGCTTCCGGGAAGATGTTCGTGGTCACGACCGCTGGCACGACTGGCTCAAGCTCGACCGAACCCAACTGGAACCTGACAGACGGCGGGACTACGACCGACGGCACTGTCACGTACACCACCATCCCCAAGTTTCCGACGTTCAACAACTTCGCCATCAACACCGCCTACACCGCAGGCCAGATCGTCCGTCCGTCTGCAAGCTCGTTGCGCGAGTACCTGGTGGTCACCTCCGGAACGTCGGCTGGCACTGCGCCCACTTGGACAAATGCGGACAACGCCGGGGACAGCCTCACGACTAACACTGCCGTTCTTCGCGCACTGATCACCGTCAAGGCATACGCGTCGCTGACCACTTTCGCTCTCGGCGACGTCGTTAAGCCGACCAGTTCGTCAAGCGAGGAGTACATCGTGACCGTTGCCGGCACCACCAGCACAGCGACATCGCTCTCCACCACGGTGGGCAGCAGCACCACCATCGGGACGGTTACGTTCAAGCGCATCGTGTAATCGGTCATGAGTGAGACTCGCGTCCCGGCCATCCCGTCGGTAACCAGCGCCAACATCACCGATGTTGCGAAAGCCATCAAGCAGTTGCTTGATGTCCGAGAAGGCGTTGTCGGCGATCCTCTGGATGCCAACGTCACCTTCCGGGACCTCATCAACGCCGGCGCGGTCACGTTGCGTCCTGGCTGGAACGGCTCTGGCAGGCGCCCAGTCATCCCGCCTTGGGTTGAGCCTGACGGCTACGACCCGACAACTGATCTGACTATCCCGCCAAGGCCGGAAGGCTTCACGGTGACGGGGCTGTTCGCCACCGTGCAGTTGCAGTGGAACACGCCCGGATACCGCAATCACGCCTACGCCGAGGTGTGGCGCTCAAACACCAACGTGCTTGGAAACGCGGTGCGGATCGGCACCAGCGACACGCGGTTCTACGTTGACAGCCTTGGCGGCTCTTCGAGTGCCTACTACTGGGTGCGCTTTGTCAGCGTAGCCAACGTCACCGGCCCATACAACGCATCCGAAGGAATACTTGGGCAGACGGCCCAAGACCCTGGCTTGCTGCTTGATAGCCTGACCGGGCAGATCACAGAGAACGAGCTGTACAGCAGTCTGGGAGCACGAATCGACCTGATTGACGGGCCAGCCACTCTTGCCGGTAGTGTTGCGGCCCGGCTCGCCGCAGAGGCCACCGAGAGAGCCACCGCGATCGCAGCAGAGGCGCTTGCTAGGACAACGGCCATCAACCTGGAGGCTGCGACTCGAGCGACCGCGATTCAGCAGGAGGCGGATCAACGTACGAGCGCCATCGACTCCGCGACCAGTTCACTTCAGACGCAGATCGACTTGCTCTCTGCGGCCAGCACTGGGGACATCGGCGAGGTTCTATCCGTCATCAAGTCGGAAGAGCAGTCGAGGACATCTGGCGACCAAGCAATTGCGTCGCAGAGCAATCTTCTGCTCACGCTTAGCAACGGTAACGCCGCTGCAATCCAGACGGAGGCTGCGACCCGGTCCAGTGCCGATGGAGCCCAGGCCTCAACCCTAAGCCTGCTGTACGTCAACAGCGGAGATGCCAAAGCGGCCGTCCTGAATGAGCAGAACGCCAGGGTTGCAGGGGATACCTCGACTGCCAGTCAACTGTCCGCACTTAAGGCCAGCTCAGACAACAACACGGCAGGCATAGCGGTCGAGCGTTCTGTCAGCGCGGCGTCAGACTCCGTTCTGGCCAGCCAGGTCACGGCGTTGACCGCCAATTACGGAGCGGCAAGCTCGGCGATCCTGAATGAGCAAGAGGTTCGAGCAAACGCAGATGCGGCCTCGGCCAGCGTGTCATCTTCTTTGGCATCCTCTATCGCGGCCAGCAGCTCGGCAATTCAGGTCGAGCAGTCAACTCGGTCAACCGCCGACACATCTCTGGCAAGCCAGGTCACGACTATCGCGTCGGAGACAGCCAGGGCCTCTGCCGGCCTTCAGGTCGAGCAGCTCGCCAGAGCCAGCGACACCTCGGCGCTGTCGTCTCAGATCACCAATGTCTCGGCAATCTCTGGGACAACCTCCTCCGCGCTACGCATCGAGCAGCAGACAAGCGTGGATCGTGACAGCGCTCTTTCGAGCCAGATCACAGGCTTCACCTCGGCTCTTGGGGGCACCCTTGCCACGCTCCAGGTTGAGCAGCAAGCCCGTGCCGACGCTGACTCGGCGGTATCCAGCCAGATCGTTCGCGCTTTGGCGAGGACTGATGACGCTACCGCAGCCTTGGTTGTCGAGCAGACCGCACGGTCTAATGCGGACAGTGCCTTCTCGGGACAGGTCGGGTCGTTTTCCGCGATCTTCGGGTCGAATGCTGCGGCCCTGGTGTCCGAGCAGTCTGCGAGGGCTACCGCTGATTCAGCCTCTGCAAGTCAGCTCCTGAACCTGAACAGCTCGATTGGGACGAGCGCATCGGCTCTATCCAGCGAGGCTATCTCGCGCTCAGCTCAAGACGGCGCCCTATCCTCTCAGGTTCTCAACCTGTCGGCGGCCACCAACGGCAATTCAGCGGCGATCCGCTCCGAGATTCAGGCACGCACCGACCAGTACACATCCGTCAGCAGCGTCGTCACTACGCTGCAAAGCTCTTCTGCGGGGAACACTGCCGCGATTCAGCAAGAGGTCACCACCCGATCGACCGAAACCGGCAGCCTGTTCGCTAAGTATGGCGTGAAGGTCGATGTCGCTGGGCACGTGTCCGGGTTCGGCCTTCTCTCTACAGCCAACAATGCAACGCCGACCAGCGCATTCGGCGTACGTGCGGACCAGTTCTTCATCGCGCCGCCGTCCGTTGCCAGCGCCACTGCGCCCACACAGAACCTGTACAACGGCTACGTCTGGCTCGACACCAGCGTCACTCCGAACGTCACCAAGTACTACCTGTCCGGCAACTGGGTGACAACGTCGCCTCGTCTTCCGTTCATCGTGCAGACGACGCCGACAACTATCAACGGCGTCTCCGTTCCTGCTGGTGTGTACATCGACACAGCCTTCATTCGTGACGGAACGATCACCAATGCAAAGATCGGCAGTGCCGCCATCGACGACGCAAAGATTGCAAACCTGAGCGCGACGAAGATCACGGCTGGCTACCTGGATGCTGATCGTATTCAAGCCGGGACGATTGATGCTGCGAAGATCGTCGCCGGAAGTATTACTGCCACTCAGATTGCCGCCGGTGCTATCACCGCATCAAAGATTGACGCTAACGCGATAACGTCGGAGAAGATTTCTGCCGGGTCGATCAATGCAGACAAGATTGCATCGAACGCAATCACCTCTGAAAAGATTCTTGCTGGCTCAGTTACCGCGACAAAGATTGACTCGAGGGGCCTGGACATAAAGGACTCTGCGGGGAACATTGTTCTGTCCGCTGGCGATGCCGCCGCCATCAAGTACGGCAACGGAGCGAACCTGGTTGTCGATGACGGCTTCTATGACCCGACGCGGTATGTCAGCAATAACCTCTTCATCGCAGCATGGCCAACAGGCTTTTCCCCGTCGGACGGCGGTAATCAGCAGCCGGTAAAGCGCTTTCTCAGAATCGGGTCGACGGCTGGGACGTTCGATCTCTCCTCAATTTCTTGGACTATTACGCAAGGCAAGAGGTACAGGGTTCGCCTCTCGATGTTTATGTCGTCGGACTTTGACGGCTTTATCATGCCTGCGGTTCACATACCGAACGTCGCGTGGGCCGTCCCAGGTCCTGTGGTTTCCGACCCCCAAGGGGCATTCCCAAACGGTCATACAGGTCTTTCGTGGGGCCGTGGCGGATGGCTTACTCGAGAGGCCGTGTACACGGCGTCAGACTTTGCAGCGAAGCAGGCGCAACTTCGGATTGCTGGCCGCATTGCTTCCGGCTACTGCGAAATCTACATTGAGATGTTCCTGATCGAGGACGTAATTACCTCGGGGAACATCAGCACATACATCGCGGACGCCGCGATCACCAACGCAAAGATTGGTAACGCGCAGGTTGATACCCTGACCATTGCTGGCAACGCCGTAACCGTGCCCAAGGTCGTATCCAGATATGACATTTCTTGGGGAGTTGATTCTGGTCAGGTGTACCTGAGCACCAGCATCGAAATGAACCAGTCTGGGTTGGTGTTTGCGGCCCTCTCTGTCTCACAGGGCTTCCCCTACGGCTTTCAGTCTTGGAACGCGTGGCTGTACATCAACGGTGTCCCAGTGTTCGCAGCCGGCGGCACTAGGCCGGGAGACTCAATCTCCCTGTCTGGCGCAGCGTACGTCACCGTACCGGCGAACCAGGTGGTTACTGTTCCAGTTCAGTTTGTTCACTACGGACCGTCAAGCATGGGGATTTCTCAAGCCACTCTGTTTGTGATGGGGGCCAAACGATGATTACGTATTTCATCGAGCGTGGTGGGGCGGTGGTGGCCCAGGGCGTCTGCGAGGAAGATCAACTGGACAGTGTCGATCGAATGGGCGGCAGGCTTGTCCTTGAGACCAGCCTGCCAAAGGCTTCCCCTCCGGCGGACTTTACTGCCCTCATTAAGCGACGCGAACTTTTGGAGGCGTCTGACTGGACGCAACTGCCGGATGTCCCGCTGGAGACTAAGGCGCTTTGGGCGACCTACAGACAGGCCCTGCGGGACATCACTGACCAGCCGGGCTATCCCACGAATATCTCCTGGCCGGAACCGCCCACCACCTAAAATCATCGATATGCGTGACCAGCAGACTATCGAGAAGCTCAACCACTTCTTCCGTGGCAACACAGACGCTACGGAGTTTGCGTTGATGCTCATTCATGTCTGTGACGTATGGGACGACTTGACCGATAAGGATGAGCCCGTCAGCCAAGAGGCGCTGAATCAGGCTTTTTGGTACTGCCTGTCGGGAATCCCTCGCAACGGCTTCTATCGGCGATTCGTCGAAGAGCTGACGCCTCTCATCGAGACTGGAATCTTCAACTGGATTGCTGCCGATGTACTCATGGCCAGGGGTGGCCAGAAGGAAATGGAGATCGCCAACATCATTCGACATGACATTGGCGACGTATTTGTACACATGGCACGCCTCATCGGCGGCTTCGAGTGGGCCTCATCTGTGACGCCGGAGATCAAGCTCCTGATCCAGAACGACACGCTCGAAGAGTTCATCAAGGAGTGAGTTATGGGATGGGCAGGCGGAAGCGCACCAGCACCTGATCCGCAAGTCGGCCGAGCCGCACTTATGCAGGCTCAACTTGCGAAGGAGTCATACGACTTCTACAAGACCACGTACCAGAACGACCTTCTGCCCATGATGCAGAAGGACCTGGCTCTTCGAGAGGAATTGGGGACCAGGCAGCTCGACATCATGAGCCGCCAACAAGGCCAGGCTGAAGAGCAGTGGAAGCTCTACAAGGACACTTATCTTCCGACCGAGCAAAAGGCCGTTGAAGATGCGATGGGGTATGACTCCAACGAGAACGTCGACCGCCGCATGGGCATTGCCTCGGCCTCGGTCAATCAGCAGTTCTCGAATGCGGCCCAACAGAACGCCCGCAACCTTGCTAGATATGGGGTAAACCCTAACTCGTCAGCTTTCGCGAGAGAGAACGCCAAGCTGATGACGAACCAGGCGCTTGCGTCTGCTGGAGCGCAGACGGGCGCAGCGTTCGACACTCTTGATCGTGGAATTGCGCTTCGTGCGGGCGTGGCGGACCGGGCCAGGGGTGTGACTGGCACCGTCGGCAATTTCCTCAACAGCGCAAGCGGCACCGGCGTGAATGCTGGCAACACCTCGAGCCAGGGGATCAGCACGTTCCAGCAAGGCATTGGGACGATGGGGCAAGGCTTCCAGACCGCAATGCAGGGCTACAACAACCAGGCGAACATCCTCAATCAGGACTTCAGCAACCGTCTCCAGTCGTACAACGCGAGCCAGTCTGGCTGGAATTCTCTGCTGGGGGCCGCTGGCTCTATCGGCGGGATGATGTTGGCAGGTCCAGCCGGCTCGGCTGGAGCGCGTCTAGGCACGAAGCTGTTTGGGCTGAAGGACGGCGGCGAGGTCGATGGCCCAGGCGGCCCTCGCGATGATGCCGTCCCCGCCATGCTTTCTCGCGGCGAGTTCGTGCTCAACGAGGGCGCGGTCAAGCACTTCGGCCTGGCCAAGCTCACCAAGATGAATGAGGTCGGTCTGAAGAATCAGCAGGCCCGTGGACTGAGGGGTTAATCATGGCTGGAATTGCCGCAGGTTTGGGCGCCCTTGGTGAGGGCTTTGTACGTGGCGTCAAGATCGGCTCTGACTTGGCTGATGCGGAAACGCGTCGAGGCCTTATGGATCAGCAGATCGCTCGTGAGAAGGCGCAGATCGAGAAGGAGAAGACCCTCTCCGATCTCCGCACTCAAATCGCCAACGAGGTTGCAAGCTTCAAGCCTGCTGGGCCTGACGATACCGAGGGGTTTAACGCTTATTACGACCGCCTCAAGCCTCTGATGATGAAGCAGGCCGCCCTGTCTGGCGTTGACCCCCTGCTGGTAGAGCAGTCCATCGACGACAAGCGCAAGAGCAAGTACGCCGAGCGCTTGTACACCGCGCTTGGAGACATCCAGGCCGGCAACCCTGTCGGGTTTGAAAAGCTCAAGCCGGTCTACAACCAGATGTTCAAGGACAAGGGGACGTTGATTGGCGGGGCCTACGATCAAAAGACCGACTCGGTCACGATGAACTTCACCGCCCCCGGTGACGAGAGCGGCAAGCCCCAGTCCATGACTTTGCCGCGTGAGGCCTTTGTGAAGCAGGCATTTGCGTACCTGAACACCAGCGACGCGATCAGGTTCGAGACTCAGGACCTCGCGAGACAGGCGTCCGAAAGGCGCAAGGAAGCTTTCGAGTCCGGAGAGAACGAGAAGAATCGCGGGCTCAAGCGCGACCTCAGCAAAGAAGACAACGCAGCCGCAGAGCGCCGCACAATCATCAGTGGTGAGTACGGCCTCAAAGCCGCTGGCGCCAGAGCCTCCGTCGGCTCAGACGAGAAGGTCCAGGCCCGCTACGAGAAGAACTACGACGACTTCCGCAAGGATTTGGGCACCGCGTTCGGGTATGACCCGAAGAATCCGCTCCAACCCAAGGACGCTCTCGAGAACTTCAACAAGAGCGCTGCGGCAGCGACCAACATCTGGAAGGCCACTTCGAAGAGCGGCGCCAACCTGTCCGCCTCAGAGGTTCGTCAGGTCATGGAAGCGGTCTCGCAAGGCAAGGAAAAGACCATCAACGAGAAAGACGGGTGGAGGCTGGTCGAGGTCGGCTCCATCAAGGCAGTTGTTCCGGCTCTGAAGTAACGAGGTTTTGAATCATGACCGTCCCTGTGTTTGATCTTGGTGCGGGCGCAACCTCGGAACCCGCACCGCGACGCGGGCTTACGGGCCCCCGAGAGGTTCCTGTTTTTGACCTTTCGGGCGAATCTCAGCCGACCGAGACCATCTACAAGGACAAGTCTGACGCCGACCGTGATGTCGTAGCCGCCAGATACCGTGCCATGTTCGGCATGGAAAAGAAGGAAGAGCCGCCTAAGCGTGGACTCACCGGCGTCCTGTCCGACCTGGGCACATCCCTCTTCGAGGGCGCCAAGTCCACCGGCCGTTCGCTCGGCGCTGCTGGCAACACCATCACCGGCGATCTCAAGGACGTCGAGCAGTATGGCGAGGCCCAGCGTGCTGCCGCCGTGAACGAGCCTCAGGCCAAGCGTGCCTTGATGGACGAGATCGAGGCCCGCAAGCAGGCCGACAAGGACCCTGGCGTCCTGTCCGCGATCAGGAACGTCGGCGCGGCCATGGCCAACAACCCGGAGGGCGCAGCCCAGTTCATTGCTGAGCAGGCTCCGAACTCCGTGGTCTCCCTCGGCGCTGGCCTGGCTGGCGCCAAGGCTCTTGGTACCGCTGGCCTGGCGTTCGGCCCCGCTGGTGCTGCCATCGGCGGCGTCACCGGCTTCCTGGGCGGCATGTTCCTCGGCAACTTCATGCTCGAGACCGGTGGCAACGCCATCGAGAAGTCCAAGGGCGGGTTTACCCAGGACGAGCGCGGAGAAGCTCTGCGTGAGGGCGCTGTCAAAGGCGGCGTGATCACCGGCGTGGATGCCGTCACCCTGGGTGCTGGCGGCAAGCTGGCCAAGACACTGAACAAGGCTGCGCTCGAGGCTGGCGCAAAGGCTGAAGCCAAGGTCCTGGCTGACGCTGGCGTCGACGTCACGAGCCGCGCAGCGATTGAGCGAGCTCTTGCCAACCCGGAAATCCGCGCCTCGGCCAAAGAGGCTGGTCGTCTGGCGGCAAAGGAAGCCAGCACCGTCGGCTCTAAGGTTGCTCGAGCTGGCGCCGCCATCACCACAGAGACCGCTGGTGAAGGCCTTGGCGAATACCTGGGTGAGCTGGCCGCGACCGGCAAGTCTGATGTCTACGGCGCAGTCATGGAGGCTGCTGCCGGATTCACGCAGAGCGCTCCAGAGGCTGCGTACACCCTGTCCAAGACCAGCGGCAACGACCTGGACGCCAAGGGCATCCAGTCCGCAAAGCTGGACCCCGCAGCCCCTCCGGCACCCGGAACTCAGGCTCCCCCGGCCGCCCCGCCAGTCGACCCAAACGCTCCCTTGCCCAAGTCCGAGCTCGAGGGCATGCCCCGCATGAGCTGGATGGAGATGAACGAGACGCTCCAGGCCAACCCTGGGGTGCTTGCTGTGTTGCAGCAGGACGCCCAGACCGATGCCGAGCGCGACATCGTCAACAAGGCCATCGCCCGCTCTGAGGTCGGTGACCTGGTCCAGCAGATCGCCGAGAGCCCCGAGCGCTTGAATGCCGCCCGTGCGCAGCTCTCCAGCGAGGAGTACGTCGACTTCATGGATGACGTGCGCTCATCCTTGGAGCAGTACGCCACCGCCATGCCCCCGTCTGGCACGTTCAAGGCGCCTACCCCTGAGCAAGAGCGCCTGAACTTCCTGAACGAGGCACAGTCCAACGAGGACTTCCAGCGCCAGCAGGACGAGGAAGCGGAGCTCATCCGAGCTGACGCTGCCGCCCAGCAGATGAGTGTGCGCAAGACCGCTGCCCCCGCCCAGGAAACTGGCGGTGTGGATGTGGCCAACATGACCACGCCTGATGGCACGGTCGTCCCGCTCGACGAGAGCAACCGCGCTGGCTACGAGGCGTACTTCGCCGGTCGCGGCGCTGACATCAACGGCCTGACCAACCCTGCCGTGCGCCAGTCGGCCATGCAGAACGTCATGCAGGAGATGGCCAAGGTAGGGTTTACCCCAGAAGAATCCAGAGAAATCCTGAATCGGGAAGAGCCGTCTGCTCCGGTCACCGGCCGCGAGGGCACGTTTGAGAACCTGTCTCAGACGATGTCCCGCGAGTTTGGCGAGCCAGTCGAGAACTTCCGGCAGACCAAGGCGCCGAAGTACTTCCAGCGCATCGGCAACCTGTTCGGCGTCAACATCGTCGCCTACAACTACACGGGCAAGAACCCCGCGATCCGCAAGAAGGCTGGCCGCTACATCGCTGGCGCCAATGGCAAGGGCACGGTCCTGCTCAACCTGACGACCGCTGACAACGCGGCGCTGTTCGTCTTGGGTCATGAGGTCTATCACGACCTCGAGCGTCGCTTCCCGCAGCAGGCACAGCAGCTCGCCCTGGAGATCAAGTCCTACCTGAGCAGCACGGCGCAGCAGCGCTACAAGCAGTTCTACGAGGGCAGGGGCCAGGCCGGCAAGACCGACAGCGAGATCACTGCCGACGTCATGGGCGTCATGTTCACGGACCGCAAGTTCTGGGAGCAGCTCGGCCAACGCAACCCTTCCCTGCTCGATCGCGTGCTGAGCGTGCTCAACACCATCATCGACAGCTTCCGCGCCAACGCAGGCAACAGCCGTCAACAGATCGGCAAGGAGATCGCGCAGTTCGAGAAGGTGCGCGACATGATGGCTGAGTTCGCCAGCCAGGGCATCGGGCAGACCGCTCAGACCCGTGGCCGCGCACAGCCTGCCGCAGCCCCCGCTCAAGTCTCCGACATGGACGAGATGCCTGAGCGCTCCAAGGCTGACGAGATCGCCTACCAGAAGGTGATCGAGCATCTGCGCAACGGCAAAGACTTCCTTGCCGTCAGCGTCTGGAAAGGCCAGAAGCTGGGCGCCAAGGGCTTTGGCAAGCTGGAGGACGTGATCCAGGCCGTGAAGGCTCCTCAGCCAGAAGTCCGGACCCCGGACGGCAAGCGAGCTGACGAACGCAAGCGCTACGGCGACTACGTCAATCGTGAGGGTCAGCTTGTACGCAACCCGAATGCGGCCCAAGTAGCACGCACTGACGAGACACCGATCAGCGACGACCAGGAAGGCATGACCTTCACGTCTCCTGCTCCTCAGCCCAAGGGCAAGAAGGCCAAGAAGGCGCCATCCCCGAACGACGTCCGCGTTGAGACTGCGCCCGAGGAGCTTGGCCTGCCCGCGACTTTCGAGGAGTCTGGCGGTCGTCGCCTGGACCCGGCAGGCACCAAGTCGGAGCCTGTCGAGCGAGAGCTGGATGCGCCCAACAAGTTCGAGTCCAGGCCCGACCAGCAGTATTCGATTGGAGTTGGCCGCTTCTCCCGTACCGGGCTTAGCGACAGCCAGATGCGCCTGCGCGACAAGCTCGAGGGCCTGGTCCGCCAGTTCACTCGGCCCAAGTTTTTCGAGGACACGGTGCTTCTGTTGCAGAAGCAGATCGCCGACGTTGACTCCCGCCTCAAGGCGCTCAACACCCTCGAGGTCGATGGCAAGAAGTTCTACGCCAAGGACGAAGCTGACGAGGCGCCTGGCCTGTGGGGTCTGTACGACGAGAACTCGTACGACCGCATGGAGAAGGGCTTCCGCCCAGACAAGCCCACCACCAAGGACGAGCTGCTTGCCGCCCGCCGTCAGCTCTCCTCCGAGCTTGAGCAGGTCCGAGAGAAGAGCATCTCGGCCAAGGCCCGCCTGTTCAACAAGGCGCGGGCACGCCTCCTCGACGAAATCTACAAGGCAGTCGACATTGCCACCGCTGGCGGCATGAAGCGCGCCAAGGCTCTCGAGACTGCAAGCCCGTTCCTGAGCTCGCTTCAGTTCGATCGCCGCGGCAACACGCAGGAGGAAATCCTGCGCATGCGCTCTGAGCAGGTCAACGCCGAGCGTGAGGCTGCCGAAGAGGCCTTCGACATCCCTGAGCAGATGGGCATGTTCGACGGCGCACGCGTGGTCATGGGCCTCATCTATGACACGGCACGCAAGGGCCCCGCTCCTGTCAGCGACAACCGCAGCGCCAAGGAGCAGGCAAATGACGCAGGCAAGATCGACGTCAAGATTGGCTCACGCCCTGAGCTTCTGAGGCTTCTGGAGCGCGGCCTGCGTGACGGCGACTTCTCCTACGACGACGTCGACAACGCCTTCCGCGCTCTGCGCCTTGACCTGCCCCGCATCATCATGGATGTCGGTGGACAGCTCGCCATGCGCAAGCGCCTCAAGACTCACCTCGAGGAGTCTGGTGCCGCCCGCTTTGCCCGCATGGAGTGGCTGGTCAGTATGGATCGGGTCCTGCGTGCGCGGCCTGGCCTGCGTGACCAGTTCACCCCTGGCGAGATTGCTGCATACGAGCAGGCGTTTGCTTTGCGCAGCGTGCTCAAGACGCGTCGTGATGACGTGGAAGAGCAGCGTGTTGGCGACACGGTTGAGGACGCATTCCCGGCGTTCCTGTTCAACAACTACACGCTTGACCAGGCGTCCAAGGACCGAGAGCTCAACAAGTGGCTCGAAGGACAAGGCCGCAACGCATGGCTTGAGGACGTGGCTTACGCCCTGCGCGCACGCCCCGACCTGTCTGATCAGATCCTGAGCAAGCTGGGTGAAGACCGCGCCGCATTCGATGCGCACATCGACAGGATCAAGGCTGCGCGTGACACCGATTCATTGATTGCGGCCAAGGCCCCGGCCTTCGCCGAGCTGCGCAACATGGACTACTTGCGCAAGATCGTCATGGACGATCAGAGCCTCACCAATGAGGATCGCCGTCGAATCCTGTCTGGGGAGTTTGGCCCGTCCGCCCTTATCAACAGCGCTCCAGGCCAGGCAGTCAATGACTACGAGCGGGTCTACAAGACTATCGCCAACTCTGAGCTGGCCGAGCTGCCAGGAATCAGGGACACCATCGCCAAGGTCCAGGCCCTGGTGAGTGGCATCGACCCCGACACTGGTGAGATTTTCCAGAACAGGGAAGAGGCAGAGGCTGCTGCCGCCGACTTCGTGGACAGCGTCTTCATGAACGCCGACATGACGGCGGCATCGCGCTCCAACCTCGGCATGAAGTACAGGCCGGATGTTGGTTTCGGCATGTCGGTCGAGGCCGCTGGAGATCGTGACCTGGGCCTACCCAGTCAGGTGTACGACACCGACCAAACTCTGGAGGACCTCCAGAACGCTGGCCTCATCACCGAGGCAGATGTTGAGTCCATGTCGAACCTTGAGAGGTTTGGCCTGGATGAGGACTCCGAGCTGACTGACGACGGCAATGAAGGCGCGGCGCAAGACGTCGCCGCCGATGAGGCCGACAGCTCCGCCGGGACGGCCAGGATTCCCCGCGCACTGCGCGGCGGTGAGGAGTACCGCTTCCGCAAGGGCTTCTTCAACGGCAACCTGGTCCCGGCCGTGGTGTCCGAGCACCTGAACAAGATCGCCTCCCGCTGGGCTGGCGCTCCCAACATGGTGATCGTGCCCAACGTGCAGAGCCTGCCCGCAGAGCTGCTCGAGAAGGTCATGGCCAAGCTGGGCAGCAACATGTTCGCCAAGGGCCTGTACTACAACGGCGACGTCTACATCTTCACCGACCACGCCGAGTCCCTGGCTGACGCCGAGTTCACCCTGTTCCATGAGGTGCAGGGTCACTTCGGTATGCGTGCCTTCCTCGGCGCTGACTTCGACGCCTACCTCGACCGCCTGTACAAGACCAACCCAGACATCCGCCGTGCTGCCGACCAGCGCATGGCTGAAGACCCGATGGGTCCGCTCGAGGCTGTGGACGAGGTCCTGGCCGACATGCAGGTCGATGGCCGCAATCAGGGGATGTTCCAGGCCTACGTCGGCAAGGTCATTGCCGGCCTGCGCAAGATCGGCATGGAGCGCGTGGCCAACTGGATCGCCAGCCAGGGCAACTTCGAGGTGGCCTACCTGCTGCGCGGCGCCAAGGATGCTGTTCGCCGTGGTGATCGCCCGTCCATCGGCGCGCCCGACGACCTGCGTCTGGCTTCTACCCGCACCCCGTACGAGCTGTTCTCCGCCAAGGACGGCAAGACCGTTGCGTACGCCCGCTACAACCCGGTGCTCGATCGCTGGTCGATCTTCACTGCCACTGGTCCTGACATCCGCCAAGGGTTCAACACCGCCATCGAAGCCGACTTCGAAAAGGTGGTCACGACCATGCGCAAGATGGGCCGCGTTGAGCGACGTCTGCGCTCTGGCGTGTACGTGGACAACAAGATTCCGTCCGACCTGGCCAAGATTCCAGACTTCCGCATCCTGTCTGAGGACATCAACTTCACCAGCGTCGAGGGCTTGAAGAACGCCTGGAAGCTGGTCAAGCGCAACGGCGCCATCAGCCTCCAGAACGAGTACATCCCGGTGTTCGAGGTGGTCAACCACCTGGAGCGCCAGGGCAAGATCGCCGAAGCGTTCGATGTGCGCGGCGACCTCGAGGGCCTGTACGAGCGCCGCACCGGAGCCAAGCTCGAGAAGTACCGCAAGCAGTACGAGAAGCCGCTGATGAAGCTGGTCGAGCAGCTCGGCAAGGAAGGTGGCAACACGACCCTCGCCGAAGCGTTCCCCAGCCTTGCGGCCTCGTTCAAGGACAGCCGCCTGGGCAACCTCAGTTTGATCGACGCCTACCTGGGCGCACGTCACGCGCACGAGCGTAACGCCCAGATCGCTGGCATAAACAAGGATCGCCCCGAGAAGCAGGACGGCGGCTCTGGCATCTTCAATGCTGACGCAGACCTGATCCTCAACACGCTGTCCCGTCAGCCCTACGCCAACACGCTCAGCGAGATGACTCACATCCTCCAGGAGATGTCGTCCATCAAGCTCGACGAGATGTACCAGTCGGGCATGATCGGCAAGAAGGAGCTCGAGGACCGTAGCAAGTACAAGTACTACGTCAACCTGTCCGGCATCAACGACAAGATTGACCAGTTCGACAACCCCGTGATCCTGGCAGGCGGTCCTAAGTTCGGCACTCGCAAGGACATGAGGGCATACGGTCGCGGCGACGCTGCCACCAACGTGCTTGTCCGCACTCTTCAGTCGTTTGAGTCTGCCGTGATCCACGCCGAGAAGAACAAGGTCAAGCAGAAGGTGCTGGCCATGTTCGAGATCAACTACGACCCCGACTTCGTGGTTATCAACAAGCAGGCGATGGTGCGCAAGCTCGACGAGAACGGGCAGGTCACCGAGGCCACTGACGACAAGTACCTCCAGAACCGCGACGTGATGGTCGTGCATGTGAGGGGCAAGCCCGTCACGATGGAGTTCAAGCAGAAGGGTCCTGGCTCTTTTGCCGAGGCCATCAACGGGATGATCTGGCCCCCGCAGGCAACCGACCCAATCCAGCGTTTTGCTGGTCGCGCCAACCAGATCATGGGCCAGATGCTGACCACCTGGAACCCGGCCTGGGTGGCGGTCAACTACACCCGTGACTTGCAGAGCATGTACTTCAACGCCGTCACCGAGGGGAAGATCACCCGCGAGATGGCCAAGGAGATGATCAAGCTCCAGATTCCAGCCATGAAGGCTGCGTTCCACATCGCCACGGATGGCAAGAAGGGAGCCACCGCACGGCAAGACATGCTCGACGCATACAACGAGATGCGCGATGCCGGTGGTGCAACCAGCTTCCTGAACCTGCGCAGCCTGGAGAACCAGGTGCAGGAGCTCGAGCGCCTGATGGACCCCAAGAAGCCCGGAGGTATCAAGCAGTTCGCCGTTGCGGCCGCCGACTTCATGGAGTCGTACACCATCCCGGTCGAAATGGCTCCGCGTATCGCCGCCTTCAAGGTCATGAAGGACAACGGCTACAGCGCCGAGGAGGCCGCACGGTTTGCCGGTGACATCACCGTGAACTTCAACATGCGCGGCTCGAACAAGCTCATGCGCAACCTGTTCCTGTTCTTCAACCCTGCCGTGCAGGGCGCGAACAAGATGTACCGCCTGGCCAAGGAGAACCCCAAGACGTTCGGCAAGATTGCGATGGGCATGGCCGTGTTCGGCTTCATGACCAACATCATTGCTCGCGCTCTGGGCGGCGAGGACGACGACGGCATCGACAAGCTCGATAAGGTGCCGGTGTTCAAGCGCGCCACGTCCATCGTGCTGTGGCCTGACATGCCGTTCGCCGCGATCCCGATCCCGTACGGCTGGAACGCCTTCTACGCCGCAGGCAACTTCATGGCGGACACCCTCTGGGCTGGATCGCAGTCGGCGTCCACCACCGCCAAGCGGATCGCTGGCACGGCCTTCGAGTCGTTCTCTCCGCTGGGTGGCGCCATGCTGGATGCAAGCAGCACCGGAGTCGGCGTCCTGAAGACCGTCACCCCGACCGTCTTCTCCCCGGTGGTGGACCTGATCCTCAACGAGAACCGCTTCGGCGCACCCATCGCCAAGGAGGCCTCGATGTTCGGCGGGGCAAAGCGCTCGGACGCCCACATGAACTTCGACTCGGCTAGCCCGATCTCGACTGCCGTGTTCCGTGGGCTGAACAAGCTGACCGGCGGCGACAAGGTTGAGTCCGGCGTCATCGACGTCAACCCCGGCGCGTTCGACTACCTGGTCAGCGGCTACATGCCTGGCCTGGCCGCAGAGACCTACAAGCTCGCCTCATGGGCGACTCGCAAGGCTCTGGGCTACGACACCAAGGAGGCCGCGATCCCGATCGTCGACCGCCTGACCGCCAAGATTCCCGAGGGCTACAACTTCGGGATGCTGCGCAGGGCCGAGACGTTCATCAAGACCAAGGTGGACGACTACGAGATCAACAAGGGCAAGCGCGAGGACATCCTCAAGGAGTACCCGAACCTGGGCACGGCCAAGTCGATCATCGCCGCGACCGACTACCAGATCGGCCAGCTCCGGCAGGCTCGCAACCAGCTCGAGGAAGCGGACATGCCCGAGGACAGGAAGGTCGAGATGTACAACCTGAGCCGCCAGCGCGAGAAGGAGATCGTGGCCAGGTCCGTGCAGCTCCTGCTCCAGACCAACCCGCAGATGCGCAAGGTCCTGCTGGCCAACGACTGAGGTGTGTCATTTTCAGACAGTTGCAGTGCGTATCTGGGCGTACAAGGAGAGCGGCCTTCGTACGGTAGGTTGTTGATTCCACTACACCCAGCTACACACTACTACCTGTCTGCACACCCCGGAGACCGGCTGTTAATCCGTAGGTCCCTGGTTCGAGCCCAGGTCGGGGAGCCAAATAAATCAAGCACTTAGAGCAAGTTGCTTGAGCCCTCTAAAGGGCACTGTGCAGAAAACGTACAGTGCCCTTTTTCTTTCCTAAGCCACCGCCTCAAGGAACGGCCGGGCCAACCCGTTACCAACCCCAGGCTGCGACGCGATCATCTGCTCGATCACGAACGCATGCTGCGCCAGGTGCGAGACGTTCAGATGGGCATACCGCTGCACCATCTCCACCGACTTCCACCCGCCCAGCTCCTGCAACCGGTCCAGACTCACCCCCGACTGACGCAACCACGAGGCCCAGGTGTGCCTCAGGTCATGCCAGCGCAGGTCAACTAGCCCCGCCACCTCCAGCGCCTTCCTCCACATCTTGGGCGGGATGTCGGAAATCTCCTGCCCATCGAGCCGAGGAAACACCAGCTCCTTGTGCAACCCCATCTGCGCCTTGACCGCCGCCTGCGCAGTCGGCGACAGCGGGATGGAAAACGGCAAGCCGTTCTTCATCACTTGCTGCGGGAAGGTCGCCACCGTCAGCCCACCCTGCACCGACAGATTGCTCCAGCGAAGCCCAAACACGTTGGCCCGCCGCAGCCCCGTGGTCACCGCAAACCTCGCGGCCGAACCGTACGGCTCGGGCAACGCCCTGGCCAACCGCTCGAACTCCGGAGGGGTGAGGAACCTCATCCGCCAGTCCCCCTCCTCAAGCATCTTGAACTTGGGTGACATCGGAATCCACAACCACTCCCGAGCCGCCGCCAGCATCACCGACCGCAGGAACGCCAAGTGCCTGTTGACGGTGGCCGGCTGGACCACGCCCTCGCCCCGCAGCTTGGGGCGCCCAACCTCTTCGTCCCGAATGTCGGCGACCACATCAGGCGTCACCTCATCGAGGTAGTTCACACCCACCTCGGCCAGCTCACGCTTCCAGAATGCGTCGTACCGCAGATCATCCTGGTGGCTGCGCTTGTCCCGGTGCTCGGCCAGCCACTTGTTGGCGGCTTCCTCCCAGGTGTGCCTCGGCTTTTGCTTCAACACCCGCTGACTCCAAGCCTCGTGCTTGAGCTTGTCGTGCAGCTCCTGTGCGGCAGACTCATCCTCGGTCTTGCATGAGCCGCGATACATCCGGCCCTTCACAGAAAACGAGTACCACCACACGTTCCCACGGCGATGAATCGTCATGACTTCTCCGATCCGCCGAAGGCCGCGTTGCAAGAATACAACGGCCTGCGGATTCGTGTAAAGCTTTGTGTTGCTGTAGGTGGCTTAGCGAGAAAGGGGTGGGGTACTCGCATCCGTCCGGTCGTATGGAGGGGTGGCCACTTCATCTCCGAGTACCCCCAGAGAACCCTCGCTTGACCGGTGCATGCTACGGACGCTTTCCCCCGTAATCTCGGCGCGGCCACACGCCTTGCACACCCACTGCTGCCGGTTGCCTGACAGCGTGGATGTGGCGATGTGACCGCCGCACTGGCAGATCAGCACAGACCTGCCTCATGCCTGCGCTGCTGGAGCAGGTAGCCCTCAAGCTCCCACACCTTATCCAGCGCGTTCTCCCAGGCCACCTTCTCGCCGATGGCCTTGTTGAACTCGAGCGGGTCGATGCAGGCGCTGGTGCCCGTTACCGTGAACCCGTTCTTCAGCGTGAGCTGGCACACCGTGGTCGTGCTGTCGCCCAGGCGCCAGTAATCCGCACGCTTGACCGTCTCCAGGATGTCGCCCATGGTGAGCTTGTTGGGCAGAGTGTTGGCTTGTTCGCGCATCACACCACCTCCCAGTCATCGGCCAGGATGTCGGTCTGGCTGGCCACCCACGGCACCACCTTGTCGTCGGCCGTCTTCATGGCCAGGAACCCACGCAGCGGCAGATGCCCCACATTGCCCTGCATGAACACGTCCCAGGCGTCCTTCTCCACGTAGACGACGAACATGCCCTTGCCGTTCCAGCCGTCACGCGCAATGCGCAGCCCGTCCTTGGCCGCCTCGATGGCCAGCCCAAAGCTGAGCCCCGTCGTCTCCCGATAGGCCCGCTCGAACACCGAGCGCGGCGACCACGAGATGTACCCCTTGTGCTTGGGGTGGTTGGACTTGCCACCGTCCAGGTACTCGACCAAGTAGCCATCGTCGGCCGGGTCTTCGTCGGCCGGCACATCCCAGCCACGGTAGGCGTTGTATTCGCCACGGGTCATGGGGGCGGCCTGAACCTGCTTGACCCCGATGTACATCAACATCTCCAGTCCTTTCATTCAATCATCTGAAGCGCCGTCATGAGCTGCGTCACGGTGACGTTCGGCTTCTTCATGATCTTGATCGCCGCATCGCGCTGCTTCATCCAGTGCCGGGTGTCCTGAATGGAGCCGTTCCGGATTCGCTCAGGCACCTTGTTGATCTTCTCTTCAAGGCGCTTGCGATAAATCTCGCGGGTGTTCTGGTCGTCCATGGCTCAACACCCAAAGCCAACACAGAACAGCTCCTTGGCCGTGCGCACCAAGAACCCCGCGAACACAAAGAACGCCGCCCACATGGCCACGATCAGCACGATCGTCGTCAGCCACTCAAACGGCGTGTAGAGGTTTCGCCTCATCTCACACCATCCTTTCAAGGTCATAGAGCTTTCGCCGACCACCGACCACCGCCTCGGCAAACTTCGCCGACTCGCGGGCCGTGGTATCTCCCAGCTCTTGGCGCCACTTCTGGTACAGCGCCATGCGCCGGGTGGGCGAAGACATCGAAGACGCTTCGCGAACCCTAGCGATCAGACGCAGGCGCGACTGGCGCAGCTCCTGCGCCCAGCGCTGCTCTTGTTCCAGCGAGTAGCTCACACGAACCCCACCAGGTCGGGCGGCGCCCAGCCTTGTGGCTTGCCGATCTTGCCGCCAGGAAGAATCACTGGCTTGCCATCGACCAGCTTGGCGTCGTTGCTGGCCAGCACTGCCTCGTCGGCGCCTTCCTTGTCGAAGTCAGCCAGGTAGGCGATGCCGTTGCCAGTCACCTCGCGGTCACACAGGGCATCGAGTGCTTCGATGCGCCTGTCTTCCGGGATGCGAGCCATGATCACGGCCTTTTTGAGTAGCGTGCCCAGGCGCTCCAGGCCCTCTGCGAGAGCCTCGAGCTGATCCTGATCGAACTCCGAGTCAAGCTCGATGTTGGTCAGGAACTCGGCGTACTCCTCCATGTCGCAGCCGATCTGCACCGACAGGTTCGCCACAGTCTGGCCCTTGCCGCAAGCTTGCAGCCACATGGCGGTGCGCTGGAAGTTGGAGTGCGGCATCAGTCCGTGCCCCCAACATCTGTGGACGCGGCGCCTGCGCCACCGTCATTCGCACGCTGCGCGGCAAGCTGCTGCTCGGCTTGGTTCTTGATCTTGAACCACGAGTCGGCGACCTGCTCGAATGGCATCTTGGCCAGCGCTTGCAGCACGGTCTGAGTCTCGCCGATGTTCAGAGTCAGGGTGATTTCATTGGGGGTCATGTCAGTCTTCCTTAAGTTTCCAGATGGTCTTTGGCGAGCCGTGGCAGGTCGCACTCTTTTGCTTGCTGTAGCCGGCGGCGTAGACGTGGCCAGCGCGAGCCACCTTCCTAGCCACGAAGCCCCACGCACGGTTGTCGGGAGGGGAATCGAACCCGAGCTTTTCAGCCCAGACACGAACGTCCTCCGTCATGAATCCATCCGGGTGCTGGATGGCGTAGAGCACAAACAAGTCCTCTGCGTCAGACGCCCATCCACTGTTCACGCGTTCGGCGTGAGCGGCGGCGGTCATCATCCCGGTCTTGGCGCCGAGATCGGCCAGGCCTGCGTCGAGTACCGCTGTCATCGCGCAACTCCTTGCAAGCGGTCCGAGACAAGCTTGGCGTAGCCAGCGATGTCAACCCACGAATCAGCGTAGTTCGGATCGCCGTTGAGGATGCGAGCAATCTTGTGCGCGATCATGCTCAGCGCTTCGCTCTGGTCAGGCGCCAGCTCGCAGCGGCGATCTTCGGCGTACTGCCAGATGAGCTGCTTGAGGTGCTGCGAGATTTCGGCTTGACCGATGAACTTGCCGTAGCGAGTGCCGCGCTCTTCGAGCGTCTGGGTGATCTGATCAGGCTGCTGCTGCGACATCTGCGGCTCCGTACTGACTACGCAGGAAGTTGTCGAGATCGTCTTTGCGAAAGCGCCACTGACGCCCCACCTTCCCCGAAGGGATGCGCTTTTCTCGCGCAAGCTTGCGCAGTGAAAAGACGCTAAGACCCAAGTACTCTGCTGCTTCAAAAATCGACATCATTTTCAATTGCCCCTTCTATTTGTTGACTGGCTTGAGCGGCCTTGAACTGAGCGCAGAAGGCGGCCACTTCGCAGTACTCCTCACATCTGCGGTTGCGCCCAGGTCGCTCTTGCACAAAGTGGCCTGGAGGAATTTCCCCAAGCTCAGACAGGATGGGAACGACACGCTTGGCTCGTTTCCCACCCTCTTTCATGAGGGCGTAGGTGGTGCCCTCATACCAGCGCTCCTCGTCAGAGCACTGGATGTCCTCGCCAGCTTCACTGCGCTTATGCAAAGAAACCTTTTCGCGGACAAAGGACTCGCACTCTTCCAACGGCCAAACAGCCACGTCAATTACCTTGATGGCTTGCCGGGGATAATCGTCGCGCCGTTGCGACTCGCTGCGCTTCCAGTCACGGAAAATTGCAACAACTTGTAGCCGGTCGATCTCGTAGCCATTCTTGTGTGCAAGCCAACGCAGCACGTTGAGCTGACGCTCCCACGAGGGATCGCCGTCCGCTTTGTAGACAGAGCAGACCTTCCAGTCTTGCAGCACACCGTCGGACAGGTGCATACGATCGAACTGGCCGCTGACCTTCCATCCGTCGATCTCTGCATACAGTCGCTGCTCGACCATGGCGCTGGTCTCGGCTCGCTCAAGGACTGCGTGAACAGCCTGGCCCATCACGGCCCACACGCGCTCTGACACATCCTCGACCACCGAGTCCTTGTGCTGCTTGAACAGCGTGCGCCGCTTAGGCGCATCAATGAGCTTGGTGACCGAGATGTCGCCGCCACCGGTGTACGGGTCATTCATGACCGCGTGAACGAACGCGTCAGGAAGCCCGTGAATGTTGGTGTAGTTCGGCATGGCTCAGCTCAGAACGGGATGTCCTGCTCACCGATCTGCTCGGCACGAGGAGCCTGCTGGCGCTGGTAGCCACCGCCGTTGCCGCCCTGCTTCTGGTACTTCGGGTCAGGCAGCTTCAGCACGCCCGCCTCAAACGGGTTGCCGCTCTTGCTGACCTTGTTCCAGATGGCGACTTCGTACTTAGTGCCGTCAGGGAAAGTCACAGTACCGGTCTTGCTTGGCGCCTTGCCGCTGGTGGCGCGGGTGTTCTCGAAGAGGATGATCTCGATCTGGTTGTTGTACGTGGCGGACATTGATTACTCCTGTGTTGCTGGGGTTTCTTTGGATTGCAGGCGAGTGATGACCTCCTTGGCCTTAGCCATAGGCAGCTCGCCGAGGTGGTCGATCCCGTAGGCCTTAGTGATGGCGGCGAGGTCGACGCCCTTCGTCTTGGCCAAGTTCGTGATCGTGTTGACCTCCAGCTCGGTTACGTAAGCCGGGGTCCGCGCTGCGGGTGCAGCGGTAGGGGCGCGACGAACGGGAGGCGCGGCCGTGGCGGCGTTGCCGTCGTCGTCTTCGGGCGCAATGCCGCAGGCAGCCATCAGGCTGTAGCGACGTGCGTAGGTGAGCGCAGAGCCGTAGCCCTGGGCGTCGTGCTTCGATGCGGGCACGTGCAGCTTGCCGGCGCTAAAGGTCTCGCCGCTCTCGTGGATGAAGGTGGTCTCCACGATCACGCCGCTGTCGCACTCATGGGTCTGCTGAATCAGGGCAAGACCGTTCTCATTGAGCGCGTCGATGACGGCCTCAACGCAGGTCGCCAGATCGGCGTACTTGCTCCGGAAGTGGGGATTGGCGCTCTGCTTGAGAGCCGGCCCGAACGCTTTTTGCGCACGAACCAACGCTGATGCGATTTCTTTCATGGGTTCTCCGTGGTTGGGTTCACAATCTCTTGCGATAGTTTTTTTCTTCTTGACTATCGCGGCGACTTGTGAAGCGGATTGTAGTTGCAGGAGCAACAGGGTTGCGTAGGTAGTTCCACCAATGGCAGACGACTAAGTGCGCCAGATAATGCAACCCCTTGTTTCGCCTACGTTTTTTTAGATGTTCAACCGAGTTCTTGGGTAGTTCCAAAGTTCTCGGCGCAGCTTAACAAAAGGGTCGGCGGTACGCAGAGGGCCGGCAATGCTCATACCTATCTAATAGGTGTTCGCTATTGCTACACACAGCAACGTAGAACTACACGGAGAGAAATGAAGACTTTTGAAGATTTCGGAATAGACCTGAGAGGACGGTCTGGGGAGGAGGTCAAGACCACCTGCCCGCAGTGCTCGCACACCCGGCGCAAGTCGAGCTACCCGTGCCTGAACGTGAACACCACGAAGGGCATCTGGCACTGCCATCACTGCGGGTGGTCCGGCGGTCTGGGCAGCGGCGTGATCAACCGCAGCGCCCCGCCATCACGGCGCGTCTACCCCAAGCCAGAGTTCCGCCCAGCCGGGCTGAGTGACCGGGCGCATGAGTGGTTCACCAAGCGAGGCATCACCACCGAGGTGTTGATCCGCAACCGCATCAGCATGGAGCGGGTGTGGATGCCTCAGATCGAGGACGAGGTATCAGCCATCGCCTTCCCCTACTACAAGGGCGGCGAGGTGGTGAACGTGAAGTACCGGGATGCCGTCAAGAACTTCCGTCAGGTGGCCGGCGCCGAGAAGATTCTCTACAAGTACGACGACATTGCCGACGAGCGCACGATCATCTGCGAGGGGGAAATGGATGCCCTGTCGCTGGAGGTTGCAGGCTTTCAGCACGCGATCTCTGTCCCCGACGGCGCCCCAGAGGTACGCGCCTCCAACTTTGAGAAGAAGTTCGAGTTCCTCGATGACGAGCGGCTCGATGGGGTCAGGCAGTGGGTGCTGGCGGTGGACTCCGATGAGCCGGGCCGCAAGCTTGAAGACGAGCTGGCCCGCCGCCTTGGCCGAGAGAAGTGCCTGCGCGTGATCTGGCCCGAGGACTGCAAGGACGCCAACGAGGTCCTGCAAAAGCACGGCGCACAGCGTTTGCGCGAGTGCATTGAGGATGCCAAGCCCTTCCCTGTCGAGGGCGTCTTCTCCATTGACGACATTGCCGATGACATCGACCAGATGCTGGAGTTCGGCATGGTCCAGGGGGAACCCACCGGCTGGGGTTCGGTCAACGGGCTGTACAAGCCGGCCCCAGGTCAGTGGACCCTGGTCACTGGCATCCCCTCGATGGGCAAGTCCGAGTGGCTCGATGCCCTGGCGGTGAACATCGCCGAGAACGCGGGCTGGGCCTTTGGCGTTTGCTCTCCCGAGAATCAACCCATCTCTTGGCATGCGGCCAAGCTGATCGAGAAGCGCATGGGCTCACGCCTCGTGGCTGGCCAGGTCGATCGGGCCAAGTTCGCCGATGCCAAGGAATGGATGAACCAGCACTTCCATTTCATCATGCCCGAGGAGCCGAGCCTGGACGCCGTGCTGGCCAAGGCCAAAGTTCTGATCCGGCGCCACGGGATGAAGGGTCTGATCATCGACCCGTACAACGAGTTGGATCACACCAAGCGCAAAGACGGCGTGAGTGAGACCGAGTACGTGTCTCTGTTCCTCACCCAGATGCGCAAGTTCGCCAGAGACAACCAGATTCACATCTGGCTCGTGGCGCACCCCGCAAAGCTGATGAAAGACAAGGACGGGAGCTACCCCGTACCCGACGGCTACACCGTCTCCGGCTCAGCGCACTTCTACAACAAGGCCGACAACATCATCGCCGTTCATCGGGACACATCTAACCCGCATGCGGCCACCGAGGTCCATGTCCAAAAGGTGCGAAGCCGCTGGCTTGGCAAGCGTGGCGTGGCGTACCTGAAGTGGCAACCCCAGTCCGGCCGGTTCACAGAGTTCAACGGGGCGTACTCGCCGCCGACAGGAGAAGGGAATGACGAGTGACCTACCGCAACAGAAAGCTGCTCGACCTGGCTAAGGGGCAGCGCTGCGTGATGTGCGGAGCCGACGACGGAACGATCGTCTCTGCGCATAGCAATCTTGGTGAGCACGGCAAAGGCTGGGGCCACAAGGCTGACGACAGCATGGTCGCGTGGCTCTGCCACCGCTGCCATACCGAATACGACCAGGGTCACAAGATGAGCAAGGAAGAGAAGCGCGACTTCATCCTGACCGCCATCGCCAAGACCTATCGGGAGATGTGGATCAAGGAACTGATTGGAGTTGCGAAGTGAACGAAGAATTTTTCCAGAGCGTTGGAAACATCCGCGAGGTCTCGATGGACATGCTCAAGAGCGTGCGTGCCGTCAAAGGTGAGAACTATGCGCGGGTAGTCCACGCAATCATTCTGTGTGACCAGGTGGACGGTGTGCTCGACGTCTTCGAGCAGGGCGCGGACGAGGCCACCAAGCCGGTCGCCGAGTACCTGCATACCGCCGGCGGCAACATGATCGGCCGGATCATGGACTACCTGATCCGTGCGTCCAGCCTGTCTGAGGCCCAGGTCAAGGAGGCGTTTGAGGACGCCAACCGCATCCAGCAGAACACCTACAACTTGGTCAGCCGGGCTCATGACCTGGCCGACCAGGGCCGAGTGATGGGGGAATGATGCTTACAGAGAACCTATCCCTCCAAGGCTCACGCGACATCAGTGGGTACGTTGCGACGTGCTCTCGCTGCGATGTCCGCAAGCCCACTAACGATGGCGTCTATCTCGGCAAGACCAAGTGGGTCTGCGGGAAGTGCTGGAGACAGAAGGCAACGCGCCCGACCGGAGCCGTGGCTGCGCTGGCCGCAGAGAAGCGGGGGTGCCAATGAAGACCTACTGGGACCGCAACACCTGTCAGCACGTAGTCCGTGACGGCGATGTCTCCAAGGTCATTCACGGCCACGGATACCACCACCAGGGCGAGTCGTCTTGCGAACTGACCAACACAGGCAATGGTTACATCGCCAAGTTCCCAGCGAGTGCGAGCACACATCAGGACTACTACGTCTGCCTTGACTACGCGCAGGCCTATGACCTTGTGCTGGCGCTGTCCGCCTTCAAGAAGGAGATGGGATTCCTATGAGCGCTGGCAAAGTCGTCCGTAACGCGGGCTCGCACCGCATCCTGTACGCGCTGTCGTTTGGCGTGAAGACCAGCAAGGAACTCAAGCTTGTGGTCGGCGCCATCAACAGCATCAGCCGCTTCGACGGCGAATACATGCTGCGCCTGGTAGGCGGCGGCTACGTGCGCAAGGTTCACAAAGGCTGGGCGCTCACCAAGAGCGGCGAGTCCAAGCTCGAAGAACTGGGACCGGTCCACGGCCTGAACCCGCAGTCCAGAAGCTACCGAGCCACGATCATGAAGGCGCCCGAGTACGTGCCAGGACGAGATAACCACCGCACCCCGGTGCGTCCTGGTTCCGAAGACTTCCTCAGATACCCAAGCCGCATGGGGGACACCCTGCACTACCGCGACGGCCGCACAGAAAGGACTGAACATGGACATTGAAGAGATGCTCGAGCTGTATCGCCAGCTCGCCGATCGGTACGCGCCCGCACGGGCAGCTCGTGGATACCTTGAGGACTACAAGAAGTCCTGCCTGGCGATGCTGATGAAGGACGCCGAGAAGGCCGGGCACAAGGCCGTTGCGGCACAGGATCGTGAGGCTTGCGCACACCCCACCTATCAAAAGCTTCTTGAGGACCTGAGGCAGGCCGTCTTTGAGGAGGAGAAGGTGCGCTACCACCTCAAGGCAGTCGAGCTTCAGATCGAGCTGTACCGCACCAAGAGTGCCAACGAGCGTGCGGAGCGCCGCGCATACGGGGCGTAAGCATGGCCAAGATCAACAGCCGAGCCAAGGGGGCAACCGCCGAGCGAGAGTTCATCAAGGAGTTGAGCGAGTTCCTGGGGGATGCGCTGACGGAACCGATGAAGCGCAACCTGGAGCAGACCCGCAAGGGTGGTCACGACATCGTTGGTCTCGATGGGTTTGCCATTGAGATCAAGAGGTACAGGAGGGTCAAGGAAGGTGACATCGTCCGCTTCTGGGAGCAGGCCGTTGAGCAGGCCAAGCGGGTGGGCGCCGAGCCTGTCCTCGCATACCGGGAGGACTTCTGCTCTTGGCGCGTGCGAATCCCGTGGGGGTTCATGATGCCGGAGATAGGGTGGGACGAGGATGTGGACTTCACCCTAGAGCTGTCGCTGAAGGCTTTCGCTACCATCGTGCGCGAGAAACTACTGAGTGATTTGCAAAGCAACGAACCACCACATAACATCGCGGCATGAGGCGTTGAGGCATGTGCCTCCACCCAAATGTGGTGAGCTGCAACACGAGGCCCCCGGCATAGTCCGGGGGTTTTCTTTTGGGGCGGTCGTGTAAATATCGACTCGGCGCGCCTGGTTGAAAAAATAAATGGGGGCTGATGCCCCCACTGGTTACTGGAAAAACTCCTTGATGCGCTGCCACAGGGAGCGCTCAGGGCCACGAATGATGGTGATCGAGCCCGGCTCCACCAGCACGGGCTCGGGCAGGCTCATCTTGAGCTGCTCAGGATCACTGCTTTTGCGCCGGTGCTTGACCTTCTCTGGCTTGGTGGTGCGTGCCTTGGTGTAGTCGTCAAAGCCTGGCCATACACCAGCACCACGCAAGACCCCGTAGATGGTTCCCTTTGGGCGCTTCATTGCGCTGGCGATCTCCTTGACGTTGCCAGCCCCAGACGTCCAAAGCTCCAGTATGTTTCGGCGCTCGGACGGAGTGACGCGGATGTACTTGGTTCCAGTTCTGCTCATAACTGAAATGTCTTTCTGAGGAATGCCTCCTTGTTCCTGCGCCAGCGGTGATCGCTTGGTGAGACAGGAAAGATGACGTTGCAAGACTGGTCACCCTTTCGGATGACCGCCTTGATATGCTTGCCGCTCTGCTCCATGACCTCGAGCCGTAGCCCGAGGCCTTTGATGAGTCGACGAATTTCTAGGTGGTGGCGGTCCACTCCTTTCCCTTCTTGATGTTTACTTCCTCCGGTGGGTAGCCGTCCGGATACTGGATGTATCCGTTGCTGGTGATGGTCGTATCCGGGTGAACGCGGAAGGACATCATTACCGGAGAGTGTGTGATGCGCTGGACTCGTTGGCGTGCGACCTCAACGGACGGCCCTCTTGCGCGAGAGCCGTCTTTGCACACCAGCAGATACTCCAGCTCGACAGGCTTATGACTGATTGCCTTCATTGCTGGCGTCATTGACTGTCTGGATGAGGCTTGTAAGTTCGCTGTGAATCGGTGTTGGTATCAGATCAATCTCCTTCATGTCGTTGAGTGCGATGTTGATCTGGAGAAGACGGAATACGTCAGCCGACGCATCCGTAATCTCCAGCTTGACGTGTTCCTTCCAGTGGTCCATTTCCCTCCCGTGCTTAGCTGATGAGGCTGGGCGTGATGGAGTCGGTGGCGAACAGGTCGGCGATCCACTCGGCTGCCGTGTCCGGGAACTCGTCGACCAGGTCCTCGACGTCATCGACGTCGTCGTACCAGTACGAGAGCAGCGCTGCCGCCTTGTGCGGTGCGTCGAACACCCACTGCTCGACACCAGCTACTCCGCGACGCGACCACTGGTTGTGTGCCGCCTTGACGTACGGGCTGATCTGCGCTGCGGTGTACGTCTGCTTGGGGATTCCTTTGTAGCTGGACTTGGTGTCCTTGCTGTCTGAGATGTACGAACCCTTAGCCTCGGTCGTGCCGGTTCGCCAGGTGTCGTAGTAGTCCTCGAACTCGTCGTCAAAACGGCTGCGGTAGCCGCCGTACCCGGAGTACATGTTGGTGTAGCCGCCGGTGCGCTCTCCCGTGAACTTGTGATACGACCAGGCGTAGGTGTTGGACAGCCAGGCGTTCTGGTAGTTGACGCCAGCGTGTGCGTTGATCACCACGACCGCGCCGTCTGCACGCACCAGTGCGAACTTGTTGCTGCGGCCGATGAGCTCGCCCACGAACTTCTGCCAGTTGACGTCGGTCAGCAGCTCGGGGTTGCCGATGAGCGCCGGACGGATGAAGTTCTGAATGAAGTGCCAGGTGTCGGACTTGGCCTTGTCTGCGGCGTTGCCGGTGGACAGGATGCCGTTGTGTGCGAGCCAGACGTCGTCGGTCACCTTGTAGGGGTGGCAGTTGTCGAAGTCGATGTCGCCGTGCGTCTGCATGCGTGCGTGCCACACGCAGTTCTTGCCCTCGGCGTGCTTACGGTAGAAGTCGACGAACTCCTGCGCGTTGGCGGGCAGGCACTTGAAGATGTGCAGCTTGTCGCCTTCGGCGTACATGATGCCGAGGCCGTCCTGGTTCTTGGTGTAGACGTCGGCGAGGAACTCATCGCTGAAGGTGGACTGGGTGGTTTGCTGAACGAGAAGACACATGTTGGTATTTCCTTGGTTGGGTGTTTGCTTAGGCGGTCTCGAGACGGTTCTCGAGATACGGGACGAGCATGTCGGTGTCGCCGGACTCGTCGGACCGGATGAAGTCCATGAACTTGTCGGCCTTGAGCTGGCGGATCGACGTGGTCGAGCGGCCGCAGAACTCGACGAGAGCGTTCGAGAACTGGATCGCAGCCATGACCGACTCGTACTTGAGACTGCCCTTGAAGATGCGGAACTCGATGGTCTTGCGCGGCGTGATGTTCACCGCCTCGTACCGGTCGTTGGACTCTGCCGACTGGCCGATCTTCTTGTCCTTAATTTGGCAGTAGCCCTCGGCGTAGCGGCGGGCGACAGCACGGATCAGGTCGGCGTTGTCCGGATCGTTGACGAACGACACGATCTTGGCGATCTGCAACTTCGACAGCCCCTCCTTGCTGACGTGGATGTGCAGGCCACAGGTTGTAGTGTTGTGCGAGCGCAGGCTGCGGACGGCGTTCTTGTCTTTGAGCCAGGCCCAAAGATCACGATGCTTGTCCAGACCCATGGGCTGGCTAATGATCTCGAAGCCGTTGCTTAGTGAGCCGTCGTTCTCGAAGAACACGTTGGCGCCGAACTGCTCGTTGTTGATGAGCTTGTGCAGCTCCAGCGCCTTGTCACTGCGGTTGTTCTCTCTGAGTACTTCGACCTCAAGCTCGACGCCGAGGTAGCGCTTCTTCATCCGGGTCCAGTCGCTGACCTGAGGACGCTGCGATCCCTTGCTGCTGTGGTAGTTGCCGATGACCCGAGAAGCCGGGCTGTAGTCGACGTGGTAGTACTCATCGTTGTTGTCGTCGTACTCGAAGTTGTCGTCGTCTTCGTGGAAGACGCAGCGGTTGCCGTACTGGTCGTAGCCGTCTCGTGAACTGTCGGAGTAGACGTATTCATCGTAGTAATCGGACCAGCGGTAGCTGTTCTCGATGCAGTTACGGCAGACATCTGCGGTGTCATCGGAGTAGTGGCTGCGCACCTGATTGCGCAATTCCCACTCACCGCAGTCGTCGCAGCGGACGATGATGTCGCGGTTATGCAGGTAGTCGATGCATTCTTCGGAGTCGTCGGCGCATTCGTACTTGCTGAACCAGTCGCTGAAGTCTCCGATCTCGTAGCTGCTGTAGCGATCAAGCCATAGCCTAAGGTGCAGCAGCATGCAGCCTTCTTCTCCGTTCATGCCCGACTGGACAAGGGACTTGATGCCAGTGAGGTGGCAGATGTCGAAGAGTTGATCGACGTCGCCGCCTTGTAGTGCCCGATTGGTAACGAGCGTTGCGAACCTGAGCTTCTCTGCGTAGCTTGCTGCGGCCAGGCGTTCCAGGTATGGATAGTTCTTCATAGACCTTCCGTGGTTGGAAATAAAAAACCCGCCGATTGGCGGGTCACGAAATGTGCAGACAGCTCTACTTACAAACAGCAGGAGGGGCTACCCTCCTCCGAAAGGAGGGAAGCCACTCCCATGAATCACCCCACGGCTGGAAGCACCCTTGCTTTCCTTAGCTTGAGCTGTTGCAACACGTAGTCGAGTGCTGCCTCGAGCTCGGCGACGGTGCAAATCTCAAGCTGCGCGTCGTGTACTTCCATCGCCGTGTTTAGAGCAACGAGCTCTGGCCCGGTGAGCACGAAGCGTTTGTGCTCGACGGCACGATGGCAGCACGCATAGATGGCGTCTTGCGCCGCTCTGATCTCAGTCTTGTACTCGTCGCCAATGCGCTTGATAGCCAGTGCCTCTGTGACGTTGAGCGCCTCGATGATGATGCTGATGACATCCTTGTCTGCCTTTCCTTGGCGCAGGAGATCGACTGCGTTGTGGTTCTTGATCCGGGTGTTGAGGATGATCGAGCCGCCGCCAACCTCAGCTGCCTTGAGCATGCCGCTCTTGAGCCACGCCATGACGTCGAGCCTGACTCCCTTGGGTTTGTACTTGCTGCGCTTTCTCACGCCCGCCCTCCGTTTTTCTCGCGCAGCTCTGCATCGATGGCGGCGATCAGCTGCATGCCGCTGTACTGTGAAGTCAGGAGGACGATGTCGGCGTTGCTGCCTGGCAGTGCGGCCAGGACGATTGCCCTGTACGCACGCTTGGTCATGCTGGCCTCTTCCATGTGACGGTTGCCTCAGCGGCGTACCAACCAAGCGCCTTGTGATCGTCGATCTCAACCTGGTCTGGCCAGCCGAGAGCGATGGTCCACGCGTGAGCCTCATCCTTGGCATGGCCGAGCCAGTAGACGCCGCCTGGTGAGACGATGACCCAGGGCATCATTTGCCGTCCTCCCGGTTGATCGGGATGTACTGGCAGTTCTCGTCGAACGAGTTGACGCACTCGAACTGCGGCGTGCGTGGACCCCAGGTCTGATCCTCGTGATTGGCCCAGCGTTGGCAGCGTTTGCAGTTGTGATCAGGCAAGGTGACGTTGCACCTGGCGTAGTCATACGGCAGCACGCTTGTCTCCTTTCGGCCAGCCAAGCTTGGCAAGATCAGATACGACGTTGGCAATCACTGGCAGAGAGCGATCAACTGGAGACATGTCCTTTGGCGCGTACTTTTCAAACTCAGGGAATGCCTTGATGAATGACTTGATGGTGGTGCATGCCATGACAGCGCTTTTGAGCTGCTCACGCGCTGCCCTGATGTCTTCATCCTCTTTCTTGAACTTAGCGAGTGCCTCAGTAACCACTGAACTTGGAGCGTCGCCAATCACAACTGTTCTGCTACTCCAGTTCATGTCGTCGTAGATGATGTCGCCGACATGATGTGTCGCAAGCGCATGAGGTGTGCGCTTGAAAATCTTGCGGCACTCAGGTGACATCGCTTTGACGACGGCGTCCTGAACGATCTGCTTGCGCTTTGATTTGTCAGGCTTGGGTACATCAGCCATCACTGCACGCACGATGGCTTCCTTCTGGTACTTCTGAAGTCTCATTCCTCGGTTCTCCTTTCGATCGGCTTGGCCAGCAACCAATTGTCGCCGAGCAGGCGAACCTGGCGCACCCACTGACGCTGGTACGAGCGGTTGTGCTCACGCGGGATGAGCGGGTTGTTGAAGTGTTGGCGCACACGGCGCAGGACTGTGGTGTTCATGATCACTCCTTCTTCAGCAGTTTCTTGACGCCGCTTTGTTCAGCCTCGAACACGCGGTCGATCCACTCGGTCAGCTCCCTTGCAAAGTTCTCTGTGTCCTCGATCAGGCCCAGCGCATCGCAGTACTCGTTGAGCAGTGACGCCATCATCGAGGAGTGTGCGTGGCCAGCCAGCGTCACGGGAATCTCCGACTTCGGCTCTGCCTGGATGATCATCTGGCTGAGCGCCGCGTTGACGTGGACTGCCTTGTTCACGGTCAGTCCGAAGTCCACAGCCATCAGGTACTTCTCACCCTTGATGGCTCGGATGTTCTCCCTGATCTCGTGAGCAGACTCGAGTGCCTTGTCCAGTTCGTTGTCTGGCTTGGCCCTCTCTTCTGCCTCGAGCTGCGCGTTGATTTTCGCTATGGTTTCAGCGTCGACGTTGATGTTCATTTGTGTTGCCTTACGTGTAAAGATTGAGACGGGATTACCCCACTGAAATGAAAACGCCCCCGAAGGGGCGCTGCTTGGCTCAGTTCACGATCATGTGAACCAGAGGTAGACGCCGTGGATGATGCCGATCGGAAAGCAGATCGCGCCAGCCAGGAGCAGCACCCAAGATGCAGTCTTGAAGCAGAAGAAGATGTGCGTGAGCCAGGACAGCAACGCGGTGATTCCAATGATCCAGCCCATGATTACCACCAGCAGTCGTAGACCACAGCTTGGCCATCGGCGATGGCGGCTCGTGCTTTGGTGACAAAGTCCCTGACCTCTTGAACCAGATCGTCTGTCATCTCTTCCTCTGAACCCCAGAAGAACCCCGAGGCTGGACGCAGGTCCTTGGCCTCATCCCAGAGTTTGTCCAGGTCGGCTGGCATGAGCCTGACGGTGTTGCAGTTGAACGGCATGGCGGTGCCACCCTTCCTGTAGTACAGGTCAGCCATCCACTGGTGCAGGTTGTTGAACTTGCGCCAGTAGGCGAACTCGGTGTCGACGCCGTCGCGTGCCTTGCCGTTCTCGAAGATCTGGTCGTTGAGATCGACCTGCTTGTCCCCGAGCCGATCGGCTGGCGCGGTGTACGCGTACATATCAAGACCCATGTGTTTCTCCTTGTTGCTCAATGTGTCGTTGTGCAGCCTTTAGCTTGAATCCAAGGCTGCGATTCTCTTTGGTGAGCTGCTTGACCTCTTCCTCCAGGGAGATCAGACGCAGTCGCATGTACTCGAGCTGCATGGCCTGAGCGTGGATCGTCTCGGTCTTCATGCGCTCGGTAGTCTTGGCCGCTTTCTCGGCCGCTGTTGCTGGCGCAGTTGCCAGGCCTCTGGCGAGCTCGCTCATCCGCCCACCTCGCAGACGCCGCACCAGAACCAGGTGTTGTGGTTGCGCTCCGTGATCATTTGGTTGGCGTCAGCGCCGCAGTCGTTGCACGGCGGATGAGTTCTGCCCGTGTACTCAGGGCTGGTTGACCTGGTGACCGGCGTGCTGATCACCGGTCTGTCAAACATGGTGCTGGGCGTCGGCGTTCCCAGCCTGAAGTCCAGGCGGATGGTCACTTCAGATCCTCCGGCACTTCAATCTCGTCGCCCAGCTTGGATGCAACGTAGCACCGCATGGCTGCGATCAGGGGTGTAGGGCCGTCCTCGCAAAAGGTTGCCTTCGGGGTTGCTGCGCACCAGTGTTCGTTGCCACTGTCCCAAAACCAACCAAGTTTCTCCCGCTCAATAATCAGCCCGCCTTGGGCCCAGTCGGTGGAGTAGTTGACTCGGTTCAGGCGCTTGTATGTGCGCCATGCCCGCATCTCTTTGCCATCGCATTTCGCCACCGCCCAATCGAGCGCGGCTCCGGTCAGTTCACTTGTCTTGATCTTCATCATCTTCTCCTTGTCAGTTAGTCAATTCATCAGGCACTTCGACGGTATCACCCAGCTTGCTTGCACAATAGCAGCGCATGGCTGCGATCAGAGGGGTGTCGCCAGTCATTCTGGCGGTGACGCGGGCGCCATCCAAAAAAGCAACCCAACGCCCGCCGCGCGTGCCTACGCGCATGGTTATGCGCTCCCGCTCAATGATCGGCCCGCCTTGTGACCAGTCGGTTGAATAGTTGCCATCGTTGGCCTCACGCATCCCGTCGATGTAGCTTTCCAATCTGTCGGCGCTTGCGCCTTCACACTTCGCCACCGCCCAATCGAGCGCGGCTCCTGTCAGTTCACTTGTCTTGAGAAGCATTCGGTCCCTCCAGTAGTTCGATGGCTTCTTGCAGATGCGCGCGGGCATCTGTGATTGAGACGGATTGGTGCTCAGTGTCAGCCAGCCAGTCGTTGAGCAGGAACTCGGCTTGGCGAATTTTGTCGAGTACCTTCTCGCACGCGGCGGTCAGGTCTGCCGTGCGCTGCATGAAGTACAGGAACGGCTTGTCCTGCTCAGCGGTCAGCTCGTAGAGCTTCTTCATCTGGCCCATTGGTCTTTCCTTTCTGTTTCTCCATGTACTTGGCTAGGGCCTTGCGCCCCTTTTCGGTAAGCCTTCCCCTGGCGATGAGGTTGGTTGATGTCTTGACGGTTTCGCCTGCACCGAGCAGCCCGCGCCGGCGCAGAGACCAGTAGGTGTTCCACGACCCAGGCCTGTCGTTGTACATCTTGAATCCCCACCCATCGGCGAACATCTTGAGCATGAAGGCCTGCTGTGGGGACAGGCTCATGGTCAATACTCCGAGGTCAGCATCAGGACGTCGCCCTGAATGAAAAAGCGCCAGTTGCCTGTCGGGCAGTCGGTTGCGTCGATCGGCCTGCTCTTGAGCGTGTGCCCGTTGCCGTCGGTCACCACGATGCAGGCGGAGGAATCCTCGCGCACGAGCAGCTCAATGGTCAGGAACCCTTCGCACCTGGCCAGGTCCAGAAGCTCGGTGCCGATGATGTCGAGGAACCAGTAGGCTCCACCGCCTGCGTTCTCGGCGAAGTACTTCACGCCGTCGGTGTACTTGAGCCAGCGGTACAGCGGGTTGACGTAGTACTGCTCGGTGCCGATGAACTGCGCCAGGTTGGATTGAAGTTCGATGGTGTCGGTTGTCATGTCAGGCTCGTGTAAATCTCGGGTTGGGAGCGGTTGCTGGAAAAGAAAAAGGGAGCCGAAGCTCCCTTGTCACGGGGTCAAGCTGATCACCTGGCATCGAGGATGGCGACGACCTTGGTCAGCGTGTCTTCCAGCGCGGCGATCTTGGCCTTGACCTTGGTCGACTCCGTCTTGACCGCCTGAAGGCCGGCGATCTCAGCCTCCAGATTCTTGATGCTGTCGATGAGCTGCTCGTCGGTGAGCGTGGTCACGTCGACGTTGTTGATGAAGGTGATGTTCTTGATTTCGATGGAAGCCATGTTGTTCTCCTGGGAGAGTTGGGTTTCGGGTTGGCCGTTGATGGCCTCTGGGGTTGTTTTGGCGGCGCGCAGGACTTTGCCGGCAAGCCAGCCAAGGCCTTCGCGGTGGCAGAAGCTGATGTGCTTGCAGAAGATGTCGTCGTCGCCGAACTTGGCGCGGATCATCTCTGGGCTGAGCAGGTACTCGAGCGCCATCAGCCTGATGTAGACCTTTTGCGTGTTCGCGCAGTCGACAAGGCAATGCTTGGACCGCAGGCGCTCGATCATGTAGTCGACCTTGTTGGCGAACGCCTTGAAGTTGTGATCGAGGTTCAGGCAGTCGTGAAGTTCAAGGTACCAGGCGACGTCATTGACGATCGCCAGGAAGTACTGGTCGTGCCAGTACTGAAGATCATCTTGTGTCATTCATTGGTTTCCTCTCGTGTAAATATCGAATCGGGAGTGGTTCCCAAAGAAAGAGGCTTGGGTTTTCGTCGGCGGCATGCGTCTTTCATTCATGCGCTGGCAGGTACAGCGGTTTTGGGTTGTAGATGTCGTCAGGCTTCTTGAACCTGAGGAATCTATGACCGAGGGCATTGGTTCCTATCCATGCTGTCGGTGGCACATCTTGTTGTCCGTGGTAAACGGGGATGTCCTTGTTGCCGTGGCTGCACAGCAGATCGAAGCCGCCACACTGCAAGCACTGGTAACCGACTGGATGTTTTGAGCTGTTCATTTGCGCCTCTCATGTAAATATCGAATCGGGAGTAGCTCTTGAGAAAAGAAAAGGGGGTGACCGTAGCCACCCCCCTGTTCCACCGACCGGCTTAGAACGGAGCCGGTTCTGCGTGCGCTGTGGGCTGCATTCCCACCACACGGCGTTCGACCGGCATCGGCTTAGCCAGTCGTTCCAGGCACGTTGCCATCAGCATCTTCACGGCGTTGTCCACGTCGTCCTGAGACTTGCTGTCGTCCAGCATGGCTCGCTGGATGGCTTGAACCTGCTCGAGAATCTTGACCTGGGTCATCGCCTCACGAATACCGGCACCGGGTAGCTCCTTGCCACACCAGCCTAAACCCACTCCGAGCATGTACGCAGCACCAAGAACCCTCTCAGGTGCCGGCGCAGTCTCCTGCTTGGCAATCTCAGCAGCGATAGCCTTGCTGGCCTCGTCTCGCGTAGCAGGTACCTGTAGATTGCGCTTGGCAAACCACTCGATCTGCTTCTCGGTCGGGGCATTGGCATTCAGGGATTTGGTAGTGAAAAACATGATGAAGTCCTTTCAAGACATACAAGGGTTGAGAAAACAAACACAAGAGAAAGCTGGCTGGCTCTCTCCAAAGGAGAGCCAGACAGATTTCGGCTCAGCGGGAGATGTCATCCATCCTGGCGACAGCCCAGCAAGCAATGGCTAAGCACAAAAGGATGGGAAGACAGAACAGCTCGAATCTCAGGCCATAGGTCTTGACGACCAGTAAACCCAAGTACATGGCAGGAACAGTTGAGGCCACAGAAAGGCCAGCGATGGTTGCGTACATTGATTAACTCCAAGAGGTTGTAAAAGGGTTGTAGCCAGCTTTGAGAAGCTCAGCGAAAGCTTTCAGGCTCATGGGTTTGAGCCGTCGTTGATGGCAGTAAGCCAAATACCGTTTGTAGAGGGTTTCAGGCATGGGTTAGATCGAAAAGTTGTTTGAGATCAATGGGTTGGAGAGATTGAGATGTTGGGGGTTATGGAATAACCCACGAAGGAGCCGGATTCCATACGTTTTGGTCATCAATCCACCCAAGTAGGTGGCTACCTCTCTCCGCAGGAGAGGTAGACAACTACGCATTTAGTACACAGACGGTAGCTAACCCATTGAAAATGCTGGGGTTACTACGGATTACTGGTCAGTGCTGGAGGTAGTGGTGGTGGAGGCCCCCGGTATGGCCAGCCATGGTAGTGATACGGGGGTATGAGGACTCCAGCACGTATAGGATCACTCGTACGAGTCCACTCATTTACCCCGTGTGACGCTTATTTAGGCCCGTGGCTGCGTTTTCCGGGGGTAGCCGGGGGGATACCCCCATGTGGACCAGAAAAACGCCCATAGGGGGGCCAAAGGAACCCCGGTTAGGATGATTTTCTGGATCAACCACGGAGATAGACATGCTCAAAGCTCACGAAGTGCAGGCTTTCCTCAGGCAATTCGAGCCTTTGAGGGAGGTAATGGTCGAGGAGACCAGTCAATTTGTTTACGCCCCATGGCATGTGAAGCTTCATGGGACGGTTTTGGTCTATGGTGAGCCTCACGGCTTTGAGGCCGAGCTGGACTTGCGTGAGTTCGGTGGCCAGGATGACCTGATGAAGCTGGCAAAGCAGCTTCTGTACGCCTTCGCTGGCGCTGCTGAACACGTCAAACGCGGTCAGGCTGTTGCTTAATTTTTAAGCAGCGCTCTATAGATAACCATTACATAGATAACCACCGACTATTCACCAGAGTGAATAGGAGGAACTACAGTAAGTAAGTGGTTATCTATTTTTTTAGTTAGTCTCAGTATTAGGGAATACCGGTTTTCTCTAGAGACTATCTGTAGATGGTTATCTATATATTGCAAGGAGTGTGCCAGTTTTGGGGTTGGGCTTAGGTTCAGAACCCCAGTCACACTGGACGGACCATGTAGCCATGGGTGACCCCAGCGGTTGGTGGGGACATAACCTCCGCAGCGCAGGCCAGGTGTCTCCGTGGACGGTCCTTTCCTCCTTGGTGACTGCGCCGACTGACCCACGTCACGGGTCATCTTCTCGGATTAAGTTCTAAGTCCGCTGGGCTTGTGTTTACAATCCGCCCGCAGCGGGAAGGCCAAGTGGCCCGGCAGGTCTCATAAGCCTGACTGAGCGTGGCGCGATACCACGTCCCGCTTCCAAATGGAGCTTGGCGTGCAGGGCACAAACGGGGCTTGAACCCCCGGCCACTTGGGGACAGGTGAGGGTTCGATTCCTTCAGGCTCCGCCAAACCACCAGCCACAATTCTCGCAAAGCCACCAACAGAACCAATGAGGTTGATATGGCAGCGAGATTGCGCAAAAACCACCAAGAGGAAGTACGGGCAAAGATTCAGGCCTCGGCTCTGATTAACGTACTCACCGCATGCGCCACCGGCAAGCAGGACCTTTCGTCCACCCGGCTGACCGCAATCAAGATTCTCCTGGACAAGAGTCTGCCCGACCTGTCCGACGTGAAGATCGAGCACAACACTCAGGGCATCACGTTCAACCTGAACACTGGCGTCAAGCCAAAGGCTGAATGAGCGGGGAAGTCGCCAATGCACCAGAGGCGGTCACCTACTATCCGCCTGGTCCTGTCGCTGCCGAGTTTCATCAAGACTCCAACTTCGTTCGAGGTCTCATGGGGCCTGTTGGTAGCGGCAAGTCATCTGCCTGCTGCTCTGAAATCGTCATGCGTGCTCTTGCCCAGCGACCCTGGCTCGACGGTGTGCGTCGGTCCCGCTGGGCAGTTATCCGTAACACGTACCCGGAACTGAAGTCCACGACCATCAAGACGTGGCAGACCTGGTTCCCGCAAAACGTGGCGCCCATCCGCTGGGACACGCCCATAACCAGCTTCATGCGCATCGATGACATCGGCGATGGCACCTCGATGGAGCTGGAAGTCATCTTCCTGGCGCTCGACTCCGAACTCGACACCGGCAAGCTGCGCTCACTTGAACTGACTGGCGCCTGGATCAACGAAGCCTCCGAAGTTCCCAAGGCCGTCTTCGACATGTGTACGCAGCGTGTCGGGCGCTACCCCTCCAAGCTCAAGGGCGGTCCGTCCTGGTGCGGCGTCATCATGGACACCAACCCTCCAGACGACGACCACTGGTACTACCAGCTCGCTGAGGTCGATACGCCCAAGGGTTGGCAGTTCTACCGCCAGCCAGGTGGCCTGTACCTCGATCATGACGCCGACGAGTACAAGCCCAACCCTGACGCCGAGAACGTAGACAACCTGCCCAACGGGCACGGCTACTACCTCCAGCAGCTCGGCGGCAAGCAGGACACTTGGATCAACGTCTTCCTGCTCGGCAACTACGGCACCACCTCTGACGGCAAGCCCGTCTTCCCCGAGTGGAACGACAGGGTTCACGTCAGCGAGAAGCCGCTGGAGCCTGTGCGCGGCCTGCCAATCGTTTTGGGATGGGACTTCGGCCTTACCCCGGCGTGCATCATCGGCCAGCAAATGCCCAACGGCCGCCTTCACATCCTCGAAGAGATCATCAGCGAAGACATGGGCATCCGGGAGTTCGCCTCGGATGTCGTTCGGCCGATCCTCACCAACCGCTACAACGGCTTTGTCCGCTTCAGTGACGGCGACCCCGCCGGCGCGATCAGGGCACAGACCGACACCCGCACTTGCTTCATGGAACTGAACGAGTGCGGCATCCCCACCGAGCCCGCCGATACCAACGACTGGATACCCCGGCGAGAATCGGTGGCGTACTTCCTCACGCGGATGATCGACGGAGGACCAGCCCTGCTGCTGGACCCGAGATGCACGACTCTGCGCAAAGGATTCAATGGTCGCTACCGCTACGAGCGCATGAAGACTTCAGGCTCGGCACGATACAGGGACCGCCCAGTGAAGGATGCGTTCTCGCACCCTCACGACGCTCTCCAATATTTGTGCATGCGGGTGCGCAGCGGTCTGAGGCCAGTCAGGGCTCGCCAGGTCGTCAACGCATCCAGTAGGGGCTGGACATGAAAATGGGACTTGCAGTTGCGGCAACAGAGCCGCCCATCCAGGTCGACGTTCTCGTCGACGAGAAGAACAAGCTGATCGACACGATCGGCACCGAGCTGGCCGCCCACGTCAATGACTGCTGGAGCCGAGCCAAGTTCGCCAAGACCGAGATCACCGAACGACTGCTCCAGTGCGAGCGCCAGCGTCGCGGCGTCTACGACCCCGACAAGGCGATGGACATTGCCAGGACCGGTGGCTCAGACATCTACATGCGCATCACAGACGTGAAGTCTCGCGCAGCAGCCAACTGGATCAACGACGTGATGATCAGCGGCGGGCGCCGAGCCTTCCAGCTCGACCCATCAAAAGAGCCTGAGCTGCCGCCAGAGATCAGCGCCGGGATCGTGGACCTGGTTCGCATGGAGATGCAGGCCTTCGTGGAGGCCGGTGGCGAAGTCCACCCCGAAGCATTCCGCGTTCGCATGGAGCAGGTCCAAGACGAGATCATGGACAAGATGCGTGAGGAGGCGAAGCTCAAGGCCTTCCGCATGGAGAACAAGATCGAGGACCAACTCAACGAGGGTGGCTTTGACGCCGCCTTCCGCGAGTTCGTGGACGACTTCGTCACCTACCCCACGGCGATCCTCAAAGGCCCGGTCATTCGGCGCAAGAAGGTCATGCGCTGGGGGCCGAACTACAAGCCGATCATCCTGACGGACTTCAGCCGCAAGATCGAGCGCGTATCGCCGCACGACGCCTTCCCCTCGCCCAACTCGAGCACGATCCACGACGGCTACTTCATCGAGCGCCACCGCCTCACCCGCGCAGCGCTTGAGTCCATGAAGGGCACGCCTGGCTACAGCAACGACGACATCGACCAGGTGCTCGAGCGATTTGGCGACACCGGCTTTCGCCAGTGGCTGATGGGCGACCAAGAGCGCGATCGACTTGAGGGTAAACCCCACTCCCGCCTCTACACCAAGGACGTGATTGAGGCTGTCGAGTACTGGGGCAGCGTGAGCGGCAAGATGCTGATGGAGTGGGGCTACAAGGAAAAGAGGCTCGACCGCCACAAAGAGTACGAGGCCAACATCTGGGTCATCGGACCGTTTGTGATCAAGGCGATCCTCAACCCCGATCCTCTCGGCGCCCGCCCCTACGAGATTGCCCAGTGGGTTCCGATCCCTGGCAGCTTCTGGGGCACCGCCCTGCCAGAGCAGATGCGCGATGTGCAGACCTTGTGCAACGCCAGCGCCCGCAGCCTGGCCAACAACATGGGCATCGCATCAGGACCTCAGGCCGAGATTCACGTAGACCGTCTGCCTGACGGCGAAGACGTGACCTCGATGTTCCCCTGGAAGATTTGGCAGACCACCTCCGATCGTACGGGCGGCGGTCAGCCAGCAGTCAGGTTCTTCCAGCCGAACATGAATGCCCAGGAGCTGATGGCTGTCTACCAGTACTTCAGCAAGCAGGCCGATGAGGTGACGGGCATCCCGTCCTACGTGTACGGCAACTCCGCTTCTGGCGGCGCTGGCCGCACGGCCTCTGGTCTGAGCATGCTGATGGACAACGCGGCCAAGGGCATCAAGTCGGCGATCTCCTCGATCGACGCGGTGGTCTCAAGCCTTGTCTCGCGCCTGTACGTCCACAACATGATCTACGACTCGGACACCTCCTGCAAAGGCGACTTCAAGGTCGTTGCCAAGGGTGCGATGGGTCTGGTGGCCAAGGAGCAGCTCCAGGTCCGCCGCAACGAATTCCTGCAAGCCACAGCCAACCCTGTCGATCTCCAGATCATCGGCTCGCAGGGACGCGCCTACCTCCTGCGGGAGGTGGCCAAGACGCTCCAGATGGACACCGACAAACTGGTCCCGACGACCGAGCAGATCGAGTTCCGCCAGGAGCAGCAGCAAGCCATGCAGATGGCTATGCAAGCGCAGCAGGCGTCTATGCCACAGCAGCAGGCACCAGCGACACTCGATGCAGCAGGCAATCCGGCCGGCGGCGTGGAAGCAAACCTCGTTCAGTAAGGAGCCACCATGGCGATGAAACCATTCCAGGGTAAGCAGACGAAGAAGGAAGAGATGGCCGAGGCGAAGGCCGTCCGTTCCGGGAGAGTCTCCCCCGCCCAATACGCCGCCAAAGAAAAGGCCGAGGGCGACAAGAAGCCCAAGTCCGCTCTGATGGCAAAAGGCAAAGCATTGGCCAGCGGCAAGATGTCAGCAAGCCAGTACGCGGCAAATGCCACCGGCAAGCCAAAGAAGTGAGGTGAGCCATGGGATACGTACCTGACTGGCAGCGCCAGAACATGAAGAAGACCGGCTCGTCCGGTCCGACCACCTCGCCCAGCCGCAAGGATTTGGGCAGCCTGTTCCACAGCTCGCCTGCCCCGCAGAGCAAGAGCGTCACCAAGCCGATGCGACTGGCTGACGGCGACACCGAAGAGACCTACAAGCAGCGAGGCCTGGAGGCTTCGTCCGGCGACAACGTAGGCTTCTTCGAGCGCCTGCGCATGGGGAACATCGACCAGCCTGGCAGCGAGGCGTACAACCGCTTTGGCGCCGGCCGTGGCAAGGAAGTCGACGCAGAGACGACGCGCCTGGCCAATCGCTCCGCAGCAGCCGCAGAAGCTCGTGACCGCGACCTCGAGTCGATGGACACCAACACTGGCGCCTCCGCCCCGGCTCCCCGCTCTGAGTACACGGTCAAGACCACGGCAGCCGACTTCCAGCGCACCGACAAGGACACGACTCCGGTGTCGGTCTCCCGCAGGAGCGTCGCGCCTGTTCGCAAGGCCTCCTCAAGCGTCTCTGGCTCGACCTTCAAAGCGGCGGATACCAATGAGTCTGCTGCTGAGACTGCCCGCCTGAGCCGCCGCCCATCCATGCCAGACCAGACGGATTCGGAGACTCGCCGACTGGCCAGCGCGCCGCGCCCCGTCGCGAAGTACGAAGCGCCCTACGACCGATTCAACCGCGAGAACCGTGAGCGTGCAGCCGCCCGCTCGTCATCTCGTGAGGCCGAGCGCGAAAGGCTGCGTGAGAACGTGCGTAGCGGCAGCTCTGGAGAGATCGATCCAAAAACATTACTGCCTAAGCGCTGATGCTTTCAAAACCACCAGTTAGGCTTATCGCAGCGTTGGCATCGTTGGATGGCAACAGTGATTTTGAGGAGGTGTGCAAGTGGCTCGATGAGTCGATGCGCGCCATCCAGAACGAAGCTGCATTCACGCGGGATGAAGTTCAGACCAGGTGGATGCAGGGAGCGACCCAGGTGCTTGATGAGTTTCTGAACAAGAAGCGCACGGCCAGGGACACGCTCCACAAGATGAGGTGATTCGCCCCGTCGGGGCAAACCGCAGGACCAGCAGCGGATTGTGCTGGCACCGAGAACACCGGATCGAACTCAGGGAACACCCGGCAGGGCTCCCGAAAGGAAGTGAAGGCTCAAGGAGTTGGAATTGAACCTACCACGCGCCGTCATTGAGGCGGAAAGAAAGGCAGACGAAGCTCTTCAACGACTGCAACAGGCTCGACAGCCGCAGCAGGCAGATGGGAACGGAACGCCACCCGTTGACCCAAATCCGGCGGTAGCCCCCACGGCGACCCCGAGCGAACCAGCAGCGCAGGCAAACGCTGCAACCCAGAACACCCCAGCAGCCCCGGCCAGGGCGGCGGGAGACGAAGAAACCTGGGAAGCACGATTCAAGACGCTGACCGGCAAGTACAACGCCGAGGTTCCGCGACTGCATGCGGCGCTCAAAGAGCGTGAAAGCAAGTTGAATAGCCTGACCGAAGAGGTGGAGGCGTTGAAGGCGCGACTGGCCACTCCCCAGGAGAAGCTGGTCAAGCCTGAAGAGGTGAACGAGTTCGGTGAACCACTGGTCGACCTTATCCGTCGCGCAGCTCGAGAAGAGGTGCAGACCAAGGACGGCGAGATCGCGGAACTTCGCAGGAAGCTCGAGCAGTTGAGCGGTGCCACGACGGCAAGCGTCGAGGTCAGCTTCTACGATCGTCTCGGTATGGCGGTGCCTGACTGGCGGGCCATCAATGACGATCCCGAGTTTCACACCTGGCTTGGTGAAGTCGATGACCTCACCGGCATGCAGCGCCAAGACATTCTGTCGCAGGCTGAGGAGAAGCGCGATGCGGATCGCGTTGCCAGATTCTTCAGTGCGTTCAAGAGGGTTCAGCAAGAAAAGTCGGCAGCAAGCCACAACTCGTTGGAGTCGCAAGTAGCCCCAGAGGCTACACGCGTACCCGAAGCTCCGAAGGGCAAGAAGCTCTGGAGCCGAGGGGAGATCGCAGCGTTCTACGCAGCAGATCGTCGCGGCGAATACACCGAGGAACAGGCTTCTGCCATTGATGCAGAAATCCAGCTCGCCATCCGCGAAAACCGAGTGCGGTGACGAGCTACAAAGTTCTAAGGTGACATCATGTCTCTCGCAGTAAGCGGCAACTACTACGGCGCCGGCTCCGGCACCGACTCCTACAGCGGCGCCTCTGGGTTCATCCCTGAGGTATGGTCTGGCAAGCTCCAGGTCAAGTTCTACAAGTCCACCGTTCTCGGTGAGATCACGAACAACGACTGGGAAGGCGAGATCAAGGGCCAAGGCGACAAGGTCTACATCCGCACCATCCCGACCATCAACATCAGCAACTACCAGAAGGGCATGAACCTGACTTCCCAGGTTCCGACCAGCACTCCTCTGGAGCTGAGCATCGACAAGGGCAAGTACTTCCAGGTCGTGCTGGACGACGTGGACGAAGTCCAGGCCGACGTCAAGCTGATGGACATCTTCACCAACGACGCAAGTCAGCAGATGAAGATTGCCATCGACGGTGACGTTCTGGGCAACGTGTACGCCGATGCAGCCACCGCCAACAAGGGTGCCACCGCTGGCGCCATCTCTGGCGACATCAACCTGGGCGCTACTGGTGCTCCTCGTGCCATCACCAAGTCCAACGTCCTCGATCTGATCCTGGACATGGGCCAGTGCTTGGACGAGCAGAACGTGCCCGAAGATGGCCGCTGGCTGGTGATCCCCGCCTGGATGGCTGCCATGATCAAGAACTCTGATCTGAAGCAGGCCTACCTGACTGGCGACAGCGTCACCCCGCTGCGCAACGGCAAGATCGGCATGATCGACCGCTTCACCGTGTACATCAGCAACAACCTGTCCAAGGTCACCGACCTGGGCAGCGATGCTGCTGCTGGCGGCACCGGCGGCGCTGCTGACAAGTCGGCCTGGAACATCATGGCCGGCACCCGCGACGCCATCTCGTTCGCTTCGCAGATCACCAACGTCGAGAGCCTGCGTGCTCAGACCACGTTCGGCAACATCATGCGCGGCCTGAACGTGTACGGCTACAAGGTCACCAAGCCCGAGGCCCTGGTCCACGGCTACGTGTCCAAGTAATCACGCCAACCCGTGAGGGGGAGGGGGTAACTCCCCTCCCCTTTTTTTATTTTTTGGCTCCATGGCAAAACTCCTCAAGCAAACGACAACCGGCCACATCTACATGTGGACCGAGAACCTGGCCTCCCGCAGCGACATGGAGGTCTACGACCCCACACCAGCCCTGGCTTCCGAGCCAGAAAACACCAGTGAGAATCCTGTCAACACCAGCGCGGATGAGCCGGAAACAGACCTCGAGGTCGCCAAGGCAGCGTTTCGCAGACAGGTCACCAAGCTGGGACGTAAGCCCAGCTCACGAACATCAGGTGCTCCATGATCGTCTCCGACATCCTTGGCCGCGTACGACCGGTACTCAATGACAGCGATGCATCCGCTTATCGCTGGTCGAACACCGACCTGATCAGCTACATCAACGACGCTTGCAAGCTGATCATCATCAAGCGGCCGGACGCCAACACAAGCTTGTCATCGATCACCCTGGCGGCGGGTGCAGTTCAGGCGGTTCCCGACACCGCGTACCGCCTCATAGACATCGTCTGCAATCTTGCAGCGGATGACTCTCAGGGCCGGGCCATCACGCTGATTGACAGCACTGTGATCGACGCCTTCAACCCGAGCTGGCGCTCTGGAACCAAGTCCTCGACGGTCAAGCACTACATCTACGACCCTCGCAATAGCAGGCGCTTCGAGGTCTACCCGCCCGTCAACGCAGGCGCAAAGATTCAAGCGAAGCTCGCCGCATACGTAGGCGCCGCCTCACAGACGACGGACACGGTAGGTCTGCGCGATGAGTACATGGAGCACATCGTCTGCTTCGTGCTCTACAAGGCGTACAGCCGTGACATGGAATTTGCCGGCAACGCAGAGCTGGCCGCGAGTTACCTGTCCCTGTTCAACGGGATGCTCGGCGACAAGACGATGGCAGACAACGCTTTCGCCCCGGCGATGAACCGACCTGGCGATCAGCCCAGCATCCCGGCCCAGCAGATTGGAGGCGTCTGATGGCGTCCTATGAAGACTTCTTCCCGTACGTCATGCCAGAGGTGATCGGCGCTCCTGAGCCGCTGGTCGTCCAGGCGATCCGCAATACCTGCATTGAGTTCTGCGAGAAGAGCTTGATCCTCACTCGCGATCACGATCCGGTGACGATCAGCCAGAACATCGTCGACTACGACCTCGAGCCACCGGCTGGCTACCTTGTCGTCAAGGTGCAGAAGGCCTGGCTCGACAACCGCGAGATCACGCCTCTGGCTCCTGACTTCGTGAGCGACCCAGCTGTCTACAACCGGCTCTTCAGTACGTACCAGGCTCGCGGCAGCACGCCTACGGCGTACCTCCAGAAGGACGCTCGCACGATCTCCGTGTGGCCCCTGCCTGATCGGCAGTACCGCAACGGCCTGACGATGCGTATTGCGCTCAAGCCCACCAGGGCATCGACCACGATCGAGGATGAGATCTTCGAAGACTACGCCGAGGCGATTGGTCAGGGCGCTGCGTATCGCCTCCAGGTGAGCGTTGGCAAGGCGTACACGAACCCAGAGATGGCCGTCATCAACAAGGGCTTGTTCGACCAGGCGATCAACGTCGCCAGGCAGCGAGCCTCACGCGGCCATGTGCGCTCGAACCTGAGCGTGAAGATGAGGAAGATCTGATGGCCAAAATCAATCTCGTGCAGGGCGACAACCTGCCATACATCAAGCTGACATTGAGCGACCCGTCGACCGGCGCGGCGATCAACTTGTCCGATTCAGAGATTGTTGTTCGCGTGCGCTTTCGCGCAGCGGGCAGCAGCACAGTCCTGTCAACGATCACCTGTGAAAAGGTGGGCGGTGGCACTGGCGGTCAGGTCCGATTCAACTTCGGGCCAGGCGTACTCGACGTTGAGCCAGGCCCCTACGAGGGCGAAGTCGAGGTGGATTTCGATGGTCAGCTTCAGACCGTCTATGAGGTCCTCAAGTTCAACGTCCGTTCCCAGTTTGCATAAGGAGTAAACCATGTCCGCAATGTCCGATTTTCTCGAGAACAAGCTCATCGACCAGCTCTTCCGTGGCCAGGCCGCGCCCACGACCACTACCCTGTACGTTGGCCTGTTGACCGCAGCGCCCTCCGACTCCGGCGGTGGCACTGAGGTCTCTGGCGGCTCCTACGCTCGCGTTGCCGTGACCTCGTCGCTGGCCAACTGGGCTGGCACTCAGTCGGCCGGTAGCACCACTGCTTCGTCCGGCTCCGGTGGCCAGACCAGCAACAACGCCGCCATCACGTTCCCTACGCCCTCCGCTGGCTGGGGCTTGGTAACGCACTTCGGCGTCTACGACGCTTCGACCGGCGGCAACCTGCTGTTCTGGGGCGCGCTCACCATCGCCAAGACGATCAACCAGGCTGACACGGTGACGTTCCCCGCAGCGTCTTTGTCGATCACCTTCGCGTAATCGCTTGGGTCCGCGATGTTGCTGAATGCGTCACTTCTTAACCAGCTCGTCCTGAACGGGCGGTCTGGGACGCTTCAGCAGCTCGCGGGGGCAATCACCGCCACCGCAGCGACATCCGGGGCTGTTGCCAAGACGGCTCGCGCTGCTGGCGCCATTACAGGAGCAGCAAGCCCTGTCGCGTCGGCATCCCTCACCAAGAGACTGGCTGTCGCCGGGAACGCTTCTGTTGGCACGGTGGCCAACTTCATTGTTGGCTACAAAGTTGCGTCTGCCGTAAGCGTCTCTGCTTCGACCGCCGCACAAGTCTCGCTCGGTTTCAAGCTGGGATCTGTCCAGACCGTCACGGCTTCGGTAGCTGGCGCGGCCGCAAAGACCTCCAGGCAGTCTGCCGCCATCTCTGCATCGACAAGCGTGTCTGGCGCGGTCAGCAGGTCCGCGAATCTTGCGGCGTCCCTATCCGTGGGGGCGACAGCGTCTGCGTCAGTCAGCAAGACTTCCAGCCAGCTCGGCGCAGCCTCCGTGTCCGCAGTTGTGTCGGGGGCAGCCTCAAAGACCAGCACGCAGTCAGCCGGGGCTTCTGTCGTCGCGCTGGCGTCCGGAATTTTCAACGTCGACTTTGTTGTTGCCGCCGCAGCCTCTGTGGCAGCAACGCATTCCGCCGCGCTCAGCAAGACCAGCACGCAGTCTGGCTCAGCCTCGACGAGCGGCGTCACTGTTGGTGCTGCTGATCTGACGAAGGTGCTTGCATTCGTCGGCAACACGACGGCCACCATCACCGCCGTCTCGAGCGTCGCCAAGGTGTCTGCCGCTGCCGCGAGCGCCACTGCATCGACCTCCGGACTGGCGAGCCTGATTAACCCGCTTGCTGCGCTTGGCGTGAACGCCGTTGCGCAAACGGCTGGCGCGGCCCTGATCGTCAAGAACATTGCTTTTGCTGGAAGCGTGGTCGCGTCTACGTCGTCTTCTGCCGCCATCGAAAAGCTGATGGCGGTCAACGCTGACGCGGTCGCCTCAACATCCAGTGCGGCTGACATCGAGAAGTCGATTGCTGCTGGCGGCTCCGCAACTGTGACCCCTGTTGCGCAGGCTGCGGTCTCGAAGAACATGAGCTTTGCTGGCTCCGCAACGATGACCGTTGCCTCTGCGCCAGCAAGCATTACCAAGTCGCTGGGCATCACGGCCCAAGCGGTTGCCTCTACCGCATCTTCTGCCAGCGTTACCAAGTCAATGTCGATGACCGCGTTGGCGACAGCGCAGACCTCCGGGGTGGCCTCGGTAACCAAGAGTGTTGCCTGCGCTGGCTCAACCGGCGCGACCACATCTGCGTTGCTGGGGGTCCAGAAGCCAATCGGGTCGTCCGTCATCTGCTCGATGTCTGTTGCAGATACGGCTCTTGCCGTGTTCAAGAACATTTCTGGCGCAGGAGATGAGGTCTCGACCCTTGTTGGGCAGCTTGCCGTCACGGTCAGCATGGTCGGGATGTCGGAGTCGTTTGCGATCAGCGATACGACACTGCACATCACCAAGAACGCCGACGGCTACTCGCTGGCGACGGTGGTCACACAGGGGAATCTGCGCCGCCTCTACATCTACACCGATGTTCTGGCGGCTGTTGTTTTCCAAGGCCTGTCTGCTTCCGTAGTCGCTGACCAGATCGACGTGCGGGCCGAAGTGCAGCAGCTTTCGGCCGCTTCTGTTGCCGGGGCCTTCGCCGTGAGCGCAGAAGTTGTTGGTGACTTCTCGCTGTCCTCTGAGGTCAGCGGCCAGATCAGCGTTGTTGCTGAGCTGGAAACGATTGAGATGAAACGGGTAGCGTAATGCCAGTCTTGTACGCAAACAATGCAGCCTCGAGGCTCTCTGCCTCGATCACGAACACGGCCACCAGCTTCTCGGTGACCTCAGGCACTGGCGCTTTGTTCCCGGCCATCACCGGCGGCGACTACTTCTACGCCACGCTGATGGATTCGGCGGGCAACCTTGAGATCGTGCGCGTCACGGCCCGAGCCACCGACACGTTTACTGTCACCCGCGCTCAGGAGGGCACAACCGCCCGCGCATACGCGGTCAATGACATCGTCGAGCTGCGCATCACTAAGGCGATGCTTGATGACTTGAAGGGTGAGCGTCTGGCGCTTGCTGGAGGCACCGTAACAGGCCCGACCACCTTTAACTCTTCGATTCTGTTCAACGGCGGCGTGGGTGGCGGGGAAGGTGGTGAGGTGTCCTTCTCCAAGCCGGCGACGACAAGTCTTGCCGGCAATGTTGTTCTTGATATTCAAACGAACTCCGTTCGTTTTTACGAGGCCGGCGGCACCTTCCGTGGCGCATCGCTGGACCTGACCGGGTGCGCCGGAGGCGCTGGCTCCATTCTTGTGCATTCATCCAACGTCGGAACTTACGCGGCAACGCTCGGCACCGCGCAGACTATCACTGGTTTGAAGACGTTCTCGGGTGGGGCAATCCTTGGCAACACGGTTTACCCGAACTACGCAGCGGTAATTGATTTTAGTGAGGTCGCTGGCACCTGGAAGCGAATCGCTCAAGTCACCAGCCCCAACCAGCAGTACTCGACTATTGGTTTCCGTGTTGTGGTTCTTGACCCGCAGGGCAACCACATGCACACAGGGGCCGTGGACGCAATGCGTAGCGAGATCTACGACGTGGCATGCGTCCGCACCAATGACACTGTGCTCGACACGCCAGACGCTTGCTATGTTCGTGGACCGAGCAACCGAATTCGTGCCGTCAAAACAGCCACAGGCACTTACGAGATTCAGATTCAGAATGCTGCTCAGTACCGCGAGTACAGGGTCGATATTCGCGTAATTGCGTTCAACGGCAGCCACACCGTTGCGTACTTTGCAGGCGACACTGCTGCCGCAGGAACAGCTCAGTACAACGCTTCTGTAAGCACAACGGCAACTGACTTCTTCCAGAACATTTCTGCCAGGCAGCTCACATCGAGCGTCGCAACCGGCACGGCTCCGCTAGTAGTCACATCAACTACCAGGGTGGCCAACTTGAACGTGGCCACTGCGGGCAATGCAGACACCGTTACAAACGGGGTCTACACGACCGGCGATCAAACAATCAACGGTCTTAAAGCGTTCCCAACAGCAATCCTGCCCAGCAATGGCAGTTACCTCAGTGGCAGCGCGTACTTCGGATCGGGCGCTTGGAGAAACTACAACCCCAATCAAAACGGCTGGGCCATCCGCAATACCGGCGGAATCTTTACCCTGTTCGCGGGGACGTCGAACTCAGCAGCAGCGGCCGGAACCGCTTTTACGGACTTCCAGGAACGGTTTCGGATCGACAACAGCGGGAACGTGACTGCTACAGGTACCGTGACCTCCACTGTTGCCACTGGTGCGGCGCCGTTTGCGGTCACCTCGACCACACGAGTTGCCAACCTCAACGTAGCAACCGCTGGCACCGCAGACACGCTGACGACGGCTCGCACCATCAACGGCGCGAGCTTCAACGGCTCTGCAAACATCACCACGACAAGCTGGGGCACAGCTCGCACACTCACCATTGGCAGTACGGGTAAGTCTGTTGATGGCTCTGCTGCTGTCTCTTGGACCCTGGCGGAAGTCACCGGGACAACGGCAGCGCCTCAGTTCGGTTCTGTTGGAGTCGGCACTGCGGCCTCTGGAACGACAGGCGAGATCCGGGCGACCAACAACATCACCGCTTACTTCTCGTCTGACCGCAAGTGGAAAGAGAACATTCGTCCCATTGAGAATGCTCTTGATGTTGTCGAGGCGGTTGGCGGAAAGCTGTTCGATTGGACTGATGAATACATCACCGAGCGCGGTGGTGAAGATGGGTACTTCGTCAGGAAGGAAGACTTCGGCGTCGTCGCTCAAGACCTGCGGGATGTCTTTCCGCTTGCGGTGAGAGAGCGTCCGGATGGCTCTCTCGCTGTTGACTACGAGAAACTCTGCGCGCTGGCTTTTGCGGCAATCTCAGAGCTGCGTCGGGAGGTGCGTGCGCAATGACACTTCCAGCTTCAGGCGCCATCACCATGTCTCAGATCAACACTGAGCTTGGATTGACCTCGACCGCATCAATCGACCTGAACAACACCACTGTGAGGCACCTGGCCGGAAAACCGACGGCCGGATCGGCAATATCCATGAGCGACTTCTACTCCAAGACGGGGCAAGCCTCTATCGAGTATTTGGTCGTGGCTGGCGGCGGTGGCGGCGGCGGTGGCGG